ATAGAAAGGATCTGATTCAGTACTGGGCAACTTTGTTTTAGCTGTATTAACAGCTGGTGCATAAGCTAAAGCTTTGGACATGTTTAAGTACTAATTTATAAAAATTAAGCTATTATTAATTAAAAAATAAGGACACTTATTAGCTTTGTTCCAGCATTAAAAACTGATAAAAAAGTTTTGAAAATACGCTAATTACAGTTTTTCATATAGATTTGATTTTTAATAATTTTTTAGTATTATGAAATTTAAAATTTTTATTTAAAAATATTCTTTGAGAAATAAAAAATGTTAGATTTATTTACACCTATTGTTGAAAGCGAAAAACAGCATAAAATTTTTAAATTGTTATTAAATGAAGCAATGTATGCTGAAAGGAATGTTCTATTAGATTGGGCAAATGGATTTGTTGATAGAGATAATAAATTTGTAAAAGAATTCCAAACTACTTTTGAGTCTTCTTTTTGGGAATTATATCTAAATAAAATTCTGAAATCTGAAAATATTGATATAGACTATAAACATCATGCGCCTGACTTTGTATGTAACAAAAATAATTCAGCTTTTTGTATTGAAGCGACAATTGCCAATCCAGAACAAGATGGGTTGCCAGCATATGGTTTTGGCGGTGAATATTTAGATTTTGAAATTGACTTTAAAGAGTTCAATCGAAAATCAATTATTAGAATAGCTAATTCGATTGTATCTAAGGCTCAAAAATTTAAAAAATCATATAAAAATTTATCTCATGTTAATGGCAAACCATTTATTTTAGGTCTTAATTCTTTTGATCGTCCTCATTCCCACTTTATAGGTCATCGTGGTTTAATTGCTGTTCTCTATGGAATTTATCTTAATGAGGAAAAGGCCATTTCCGATAAACTCAACTATTTACCAAGAGAAAGAATGGATTTTATTGAGAAAGATAATGGAGCAGAAATTCCTCTAGGTTTCTTTACTACTTCAGAGTATGAAGATATTAGTGCTGTAATTTATAACCCTTATGCAACTTGGGGGAAAGTTCGAGCATTAGCTGAAGTAACTGAAGCAAATAAAACTACTTTCTTTAACGCACTTTACACTAGGGATGACGTAAGTGAGAGTACATTAATTCCTGATATCCACAAAGGAATTCCTAAAGAAGAATATACAGAATCAATCTTTGATGGTTTATATATTTTTCATAATCCTCATGCTAAATATCCATTCCCTGATTTTTTATTTAATGATCCTCATATTGCTCATTTTAGTGTAGATGATCATGGTAATCTTCTTGAAAGTGTTGGAGAAAAATTTTTACTCTCACGAAGTTTAATTAGTTCATATGCAAGTTCAATGATTCCCGAATAAAGTGAAATTCAAAGACATAATATTTATAAATTTAATTTTGCTGTATCCAACAATCCATAAAAAATACGCTCATCAAGAGCGTATTTTTATTACTTATATTAAGCAGCTAGATTAATACTATTCTCTTGCTCAAATTCATCAATCTTCTTAATGATTTCAGCAGACTTGTTATATGGCATAACAATTTCATCAAACTCATTAACTTCTGAGCCCCAGAATTTGAGCATGATATTCTTGATCTGAGGTTTATCAACGCCGTCGCCATTGAATACATACTTGCTACGTTCAGTTCTGACATAAAGATCGTACTTAGCAAGCTGCTCATCAATACGTAGTTTTCTAGGAGGCATTGCGATATCACGAATTTCTGAAAAGAGGTCTTCAACACTTGTAAGGTGCGTAAAGTCTAATTCTCGTGTTACTGGAACATCATTAGAGCCTGCATGTTTTTCAATAATGATGATGCGAGTAGAAACTGCGGTACCAGCATTTTTAAAGGTTGATTGAGGTAACCAGATTTCAGCTGTCAAAATTGCACCAGGTGTGCTTTCAATAAATTCGTCTACTTTAGAATCCATCGTACCACGTGGTACCAAGGCCACAATCCGACCACCATCATAAAGATGACCAAAAGCCTTCTTGATATGTTGAATTGCCAAAGTGCCAGCATGACCAAATGGCGGATTCATCACAATCGCATGGTACTTATTCAATGATTCTAAAGATTCGAATGTATCAACAATTACTTTAGCACCTGTATTTGCCATTTGAGCACGACTAGCTAAAGACTCAGTCGGTTCAATCATTGTCAACTCTACATCCTGAGGAACAAAACGACCAATAGCACCATCACCAGCACTAGGTTCAAGCACAGAATCGCCAGTGTGTACCCCTGCCCATTCAATCATTTTGAATCCTAGAGGTTCAGGCGTTGCATACCATTCCTTACCTTCGCGGTTATCACGACTTTCAGAACGTTTGCCTTTGGTATAGTAGAATGTGAGTGCTTGATCAAATGGTGTTAACTTAGCAATGCGGGCATTTTCTTCATCATATGCTTTACCGCCAATACCATCATTTAGACTTGGCTCTTCATATTTAGCTTCTTCATAAGCCTGAATTAACGCTTCTTTGATACTTACTACAGCATCAGCACCTTTTGCAAAGTTATCTACTGTTTCTGCGCGTCCAGCAATCGTGTCTGCAAATGCAGCCCGTTCCCATGCAGTACCAGTAGTCAAGTATCTCTGAATAGCATTTGATGCTTGTCCAGTTCGATAGATACGCCCTTCCGTCTGTCTCAACTTGGCTGGCTTTGTTGGTTGACCAATATTAATGAGTACTCGCTGGTGTTTACCAGTTGTATCATGCAAGCTAATCCCAGTAGAACCAGCATCTGACTGCAGAATGAGAATATCGTGCCCGCTATCATCAGTATTAAATAACGCTACATTAGTTTCACGTTGTTGCTTTGAAAGACGGCCATTAAATAAAAGAGCATTAGGAAATGCATTCTTTAAAGTTTCAACAGGTGAATCATAATCAAGATTGAGATTTACTAGATCCGGTCTATTTTCTTTGAATGCATTATATTCAAGCTCAATATCTTCTCTAAGTGGGCTTTCATATTTTTCGATATCAAGCTTACTAATCAAGAAAGGTGCAAAACCACCGCCCTCGTTATAGTCATGAAAAATTACTACTTTACGACCTAATGCTAAGTGCTTTTTCACCATATCAACACAAGCTTCAGCTTTAATAGCTTCTAACAAACGGCGTCTTGCTAAGTAATCAAAGCGTTTTGCAATAATTTCGTATATGTTTTTAAATCGGTTGCCAGTAAATAGCCGATCATATTCTTGCATAGATGCATGACGTCCCCAGCCTGTTGTTGGTTTACCAGTCTGAGCAGCCCATTCTTCAAAAGTTCGTGTTTTGTGCCCTTCTATTTCTTTATAACCATTGCGAAGATAAGTTAAACCTTCATCAATAAGTTCACCAACACGAGAGCCAATTAGAATGAATTTACGATCATAGTCAAAATTTACTTCTAAATCCCGCCCAGACATAGCACCAGTGTTTTTAAGATTTTCGGCGAACTGTCTTTCAAGTACACCTGTATCCACCTTAGCTTCTGGTCGCGTCAACTTACCATATCGCTTTCGATATCCAAGATTTCCCATATAGAAGTGCTCTCGAGCCTTACTAAAGCCTTCAGCTAAATTACCTTGGTCATCAACAGATACTGAAGGAGACATATAATCAAATAAATAGCCTTCCGCCCAATCAAGTGAAAAGTGATAGCTAAATGGCGTAGCAGATAAGAAAACAACTTTGACCTTACTTTTCTGGTGTTTCCAATTCAAATTCCAGATCTTTCGTTGTTCATTTCGAAGGACCTGCATTTTGTTATAAGCGCTTAGATATTGTTCTGTTTCTTTACCATTTTCATCAAATTCTTCAATTGGCATCTGCTCAGCAAACTTATCTTCAAACCACTCACTAAAACCATGCAAATGCCCGGTTAATGCTCGTAGTTTGTTTAATGCTGCAGTTGCTTTACCATCGGATGATTGCGATAGAGTATGGGCCTCATCAATTAAAATCAGATCCCAATGTTTGTGAACCAAACTTTTATTTTGACCAAAATTAGCAAAGGTTGTGACCACGACTGAGTGATCCTCACCGCCATTTTCTTTAATACTTTTTAATTTGTAAGCCTTGATATTTAAAGGGCTTGAGCTTTTGACAAAGTCATTAGCGATTTTATCGTTTAGAGTAACAATTAAAATATTCTTAAGGCCAGCATTGATAAACCGTTTTGCTACACCCAGACCAGTAAAGGTTTTACCTGTACCAGTGCCGTTTGTAAAAAGAATACCCTTCTTATTTTCCTCAATTAACCGCTTTTCAGTTTTTAAAACATCACCACGTTGTGCCGGTTGCAGATATGGCAAAGCTGCGTCAATATTTGAAGCATCGCTCCAAATTGTTTCTACATTATCTGCTTTTAATTGAGCTTCTAGCTTTTCATCTATGGCAGCTCTAACTGATTTAGCAGATTGTACAATTGATCGATCTCTTGCTCGTTTAAGAGATGATCTCTTACCAGATAGTTCACCGCCTCCGCTGCTGTTAATCCGGTTAGTATTGGCTCTACTATTTCCATCTGAAGATTCATTTCTTGGATTTCGGACGCTAGATAAACTTGCATCATCACTTTTTGATAAGCCAGAATTACTGTCTCGGAGTACCCCAATTTCTCCATCATTTCTGATTGCTTCTGAAGCCTCAAATTCATCATTTCCTGATCCAGTTGTAGAAACAATTGGTCCTCTGGATCTGAGACGAAATTCGCCAACTGATTCCACATCTGAATTGGTATTTGATACATGTAAGAATAATCCTTTTACAAGTTGCTGATCTTCTGAAAGAAGAGAGTCTGGAATAGCTTTAAGATGTTTTGAGCGTACAAGAATTTCACCCTGATAATAAAAGGCATAGGGGTCAAACTCTTTAGCTTTGGTTAATTTGATGCCTTTAAGACCAATAACCTGTAGTGTTTTATTCTTTTTAGTGGTGTATGGCTTCAGCTCTTTATCGCAAGCAAAAAGACTGACAATAGTCTCTAGCTGTTCAATAACATTTCTGGAACTGTTATTAAGGTGTTGGATAACTGATTCATCAATGTTTTTGATAGCCTCGTTATATAAGACTTCAATAACTTCATCCAATTTTGGAAAGTCACTTTCTTGACGGGCAAAAGCTAAAGCTTGCTTTGCTACAGACAAGTTAAGTTCTATTTGCTTATGGATTATAAGAAGGAAAAATCGAGCAATATTGCTCTGATAATGCATGAAATCAATCATGTAATAAATCGCAACCAATACTGTGTCTTTAGTGATTGGTTTGAGCTTTAAGATGGACATATATCCCTCAACATAGGAACTTTACATTCCTATGTTGAATGATCGTAAGTATCTAATTTTTAGTAGGTTCCAGATCTAAACTTCTAATTCTTCAAAAAGAATGTCATTAATTTTGTTCCCTTCTTGATTTTCCTTGTCATTACTTTGATCAATTTTAACTTTCAAAGCACTGTGGAAACGTTCAGCCCCCTCTTTCGTTAATCGAATTATTTTAGGACTACTTGAACTGCTGGAATCTACCAAGGAATCGTACATTTGCACACTAATGAAATCATCACCAAGCACTTGTTGTGCATATTGGATAGCATCTTTTACACTTACTGGTTCAGGTTCACCAAACAAGCCTACATTACTACTATCTAAAGCCTGTTTCTCTGCAAATTCAGCTAATGCTTTAAATAACATACTCATTTTTTTTGAACTGCGGCTATTCTTGGCGAGAAATACGGCGAGCTCAGCAACACCTTCTCCTAGATCCTCAAAAAGCCCTTGCTGCTTTACAAACTCAACAATATCTTGATCATTTTGCTTTGCAGATAAAATTGTATTTGCTGCATCAATAATTGCATTAGCAACACGTTGATCAATGGCTTGCTCCATTCCATCAACGATTTGATCTGATATATCTTGAACATTTCCACGACTTATAGCTTGCGCTTCAATAAATTTAGGCGCAGCAACACCAAGCGCATTAAGCATATTTTGAAGATCTGGTTTTGTATGATCAGCCATCATTTCTAGCAAACGATCATCATTGTACGCTTTACTAAAAATTGCGGCCTTGATTCTGTTTATCAGTGCTTGTGTTGGTTTTTTATCTTTCGTTGTGTACTGGGCAGCTTCTGTATCACCTAATTTACTTAAAAAACCTTGAATAAACTTTTGATTACTTACTGCTAATAAATCGCCATCTTCACTCGGATTAAAAAGTGCCAGTAAATTCTCATCTAAACGTTTAGCATCAGCTTTAGCACGTTCAGTTGCTGTAAAAGACAACTTATCATCTTGGTTAGCATCTATTGCAAATTGAGCTCTATCAATCTCGGTTGTACGAATACGTATCAAAATCGGTTGAGCTATTGCTTGGACCTGCTCACTACTAAAGCCAAAGTAATCGGCTTCATCAATCAACCATTGTTTATACTCATCTGCGGTACCGCGCTCATAGGCAAGCTTGATAGCCATTGTTCGACCATTTCCTGATTCTACAACTAAATCATCACCAGTTATCGGTGCTCCCGTGTCTGCCCGACCTGAGCGGCCTAGGCTTTCGGGGTCTAAATCATTAGCAGTTTTCTGTACCCATGCTTGTGAGGATTCACGACTACGATCTCGTGGCTGCAATTCTTGCGGATAATTAGGGTTTTCCGCACCAGTTGCTGTATGAGATGCAATTACTTGATCAATATCAACTAAAGCGAATACAGTAGAAATCTTTTGTCCTTTGGCTGTTTTCACATTATTAGTTCTACCCTTCAAAAGCCCAGTAAAGGGCTGTTTAGGTTTAAAGAAACTAATCATTTGATCAATTACAACTAATGGATTCTTAGCAATATCTTGAGTAGAAATTAGATTTAAAGTTGTCATTAGATATTCTCCGCTTCCATTTTTTGCACTTGATTCAAGAGTTCTGTCACCGCTGGAATAAGAAGTGGATCATTTAAGTCTTTTTCTGCTTCATCTCGAATTTGCTCTAATAACTCAAGATTAACTTTAACCTGCCCTTCAATTACTGAACGGTAAAGTTGATTACCTTCATCATTTGTCGTACTAGGCTGAAGACCTTCAACTTCTGTCGGAGCATTGAGTTCTTTAGATTCATCATTATCTGAATTTTGGGCTGGCTCTTTATTACTGAGGCGATCCGCTAAATGTTCATCTGCCCATGCTCTTGAATATTCATAAAATGCTGTTAAATATTCTGGTGAACCTTCGGCCCCATTCCAGTTTTTTAAGAATTCACCACGGCGATCTGAAACCCAAGCCATAAAGTCTATGTTGTTAGAATCTTCAGGATTTTCCAAAGTGTCTAACCATGCTTGCATCATTTTGTTTTCAGCTATACCAGCTGTACGTGCTGCTAATACTTCTTCATCTCTTTTTTGTTTAGCTTCATTTTCGGCATCAATAAGTTTTTTTGCTTCTAATCCTGCTTGCTGTTGAGCCAAAGCCTGGTCATCTAGATCAGAAATCCATTCACGTGCCCAAACTACTGCATCAGAATCCCCCTCTAGAGCCTTATTGATACGTTCAAAGAATGCTTGGTAACGTAAACCATCTTCACCTGCCCATTCAGGATCAGCATTTAAACGCTTTAAGTCGGCTTTTAAACGTTCGGCTTCTTCATCAGAAATACTATCTGGTAACTCATTATCGAGACTATTCTCTTTAATGATTACTTCATTTTCTTCAGATTGCTTGGTTAACAATGTATTTTGCAACTGATCCAATTCATTTAATAAATTGGAAATTTCTGCACTTAAAGAATTTAATTGACTTTGTTTTTGCTCGAGGCGTAGTTCAGCATCTGCTAAAGCCTTGGCCTTTTCTGCTTTTTTAGATTGTAACCGCTTAAAACGATTACTATTTTGGTTAATCAACTTCATAATTCGACCAGCGAGAACTGGAATTGATATTCCTTCTCCCTGATTAGGCTGAATTGCAGCCGTAATATCCCGATTGTTCATTAAAATCTTCCATGAAATTAATGAATCTGCTGGACTAATTTTTTTTGATAATCGATCTGGCTTATGAAAAAGGATTGTGAAGTTTTGGCCGTCATCAAAATCATAAGTAAGAGCAATTTGAAGGACTTTTTTATGCTTAAAGGGCTTACTTTCCGTAACGTTTACGATTTTGACGCCAGTTTTTGAAAACTGATCCATAGAGTGATGCAAAATTGCAGACAGCTGCTCTAAATGCTGGTAATCAACGATAATAGAGTCATAATGAGCTTCTTCTACGCCTAGACTAGATAAAAGCGTAGGTAACCCATCAAATTTACTTAATAATTGGCTGTGATCATCATTTCGTTGCATATCTAATAACAACTTAGAAGTATCACCCTCATGAGAAATTAAATTGATTCCATCCCATTCAGGTTTTTCAGCTGCTACAACATTTTGTAATTGTTCTAGTTGCCATCTTTGAATCGGTTTTGAACCCGTCAAATTAAATTGTTGTGATGATAAATGGCGCTTAAGTCCAAATTGATTTGTTTCAATAACATCTGTAACACTAGCATCAAACATTCGGCCAAATTGCAGTATAGCTAAATCAGCTGCATGCTGGTCATCGATAGCGCCTAATACCGCAACAGAATCAAACGCATCTATCCCACCCTTTTTACCTTTTAAATTTACAACACGCCAGAAATCATTTTCCGTGTAATCTTCAGTGACTAAAGCATTAATTTGACGGTAATCACCCTTAATAAACCCAATTGAACAAGCACCACTATTCACCATGGAGTCAAAACCATGTACTAATCGGCTTTGATGTGGTGCGTGTGTTTGAATGAAAATTGATTTAACACTCACGGAGTTATCCTCATTTTAGTTTGAGGATATTTTCTCAAGTAGGTGAATCTATAAAGGCAATGAGTTCCATAGCTTATTTTAAGTTGGGAAACATTTTGATGAAATTTAAAGTAACAATGGCATGTGCTTTATTAGAGGCATCAAGGGGCAAATTGCCTGCTTGAAGTGAAACTAGATGCTCAATTTCAAATTGGTTTTGATTTCTTGCAGCTTTATCAAAAGCATATATTTTTAATCTCATTAAGTATTCAATTGGTGGCGGCTGAGTACCATCCTTATTAAACATTATTTCTTTTATAGCTTTAGCACTATTCGCAATAGCTGCTTCTTTAGTCTCAATAAATGAAATGCTCAACTCATTTGAAGCATTACCAGTTACATGGTTGAGTTGAAAATGCCCCACATGCACTGCATCGGTTTGGGCATCTAGTAGTGATACATCTACATTATTGGCTAACCAAGCAACTTTGTTTGAAGGATCAAAAATTGGAATAATTGCTTGAGCAATTTTACTGTTTGCACGGTACGGGCGAATTTCAATTCCAAAATGTGCAGCTGAAAGTGTTCCTAATGCGTAAAGTTCCTGATAATGGGAAACAGCTCGATCCACTGTTAGACCAGACCATAAGACAGGATTTTTAGCAAAACGATCTTTAAACGGATTTAAAACGTTTCCAAAACTGTTATTTATAGTTTTATTCTGTGTTTCGTATTCAAAAAAAGCCATTATTCTTCATCCTCTGGAAATTTACGGCTCTTAGCAATACTTTCAGCTAATGTTAATGCTTCCTCATATTTCATACCTGTATCGCGCTCAAGAATGTACGCCATAATATCTACATCTAAATTTGATTCTTTCAATGATGCGATTACTTGTGTTTTAAGTAATGTTGTATTCATTCTTGATTGAGCATTGTTGATTTCTTCTGTAGCTGCTGCAGTTTGGTTTGAATAATATTCAACTTGCCAAGGGTAATCTTCAGGCTCAAATTGTTCGTTATAAGCAAAACCCCAATCCAAGTGAAGAATTTGATTAATCCCTTCGGAAGCTGCTGTTCGAATGTCTTGTGACCTACGCATGATTTGTGCAGAAGTATGGAATGCTCCACCTTCTCCAATACCACCAGTTAACATGTCAGCCCACCCTACCATACTTGGGTCTAGACCTATACCGCCCATTAACAAACGGACATTAATCATGAACTGTTCAATATTAATAGGTGAGCTTCGTTGATTCTTGATATCACCTACTGGATTTAGAACTTGTTTTTCATCAAATACCGGAAGCATGTGAAAAGCAGTATTCCAGACTGCTTCACCACCTGATAAAGCATCACGGACATAAGCCTCATGATTTTTCAGTAAACCTTCTAAACCACGGATATAGGCTTGACGTTGGGCTGGCGGCATTCCTGACATATTTACTGTCAAGAACATCTGATTTACGGTATCTGCGATTTGCTGGCTATTCATAGATGCCAAAGCGAGGATTACATCATCATAAATATCTTCAATCTCATAAAGAAATGAGCCGCCTAAATGCGCGGGTAAGATTGGTAGCTCATCTGGATCATCACCCTCCAACATTTTCGTGACAAGACCAGTTTCAACAAGCTCATATTGAGCAATATTGCTCATACGGGGCATTTTGAAACGTACCATTTGAATAGTATTCAGTTTGGTAATAGTTTTTTGCCAATTGCGAGGATCTAAACAAAAAAAGGCGACAGTCTTACTGCCTTGTTCGAAAGGCTGTATTAATGGCGGATATGTATACTCATTACATACGAGGTCAATTACACCTTTATCTTTTTTCCCATAAATACGTGCATAGGAATCACCGAAAGAAATAGCATCTCGGGCAAGTTTGCTTAAATACTTATTGATAAGCTTTTCCATTTTTACACGGCGCTCATCCAGTTGTTTTTTTAGTTTTTCAGCTGCTGGTCCACTGGCCTTTTTCAAACGTTCTGCTGGAGTAATAAATACTTGTTGACCGCTATAAGAATCTCCGCCTAAGGCTGCAGAAACATGTATACCCATACCCTCTGCAATAGGTGCAAAGCGTAACATTCTCTCCCATTTAGTAAGAATTTCTTTCCGAGTACGCTTCTTATTGGCTTTGGTTTGGTTAGTCCCAAGTGAAAACGGAGCCATAGTTTCATATAGCTGTGCTGTTGCATCCTGATTAGACGTATCGAATTGCTGATCATATGAATTAACATTTTCACCGAGTAACAACGATAAGAACCGAGAAGACATAACGAAGCCAAAATACCTAAATAATTATGTATTTTGAAGGCTGCTATTTTTTTACTTTTAGATGGGTTCCAAAGTGAATTGGAACCAAACAGATTTAATAAATATCCAGCATGCAATTCTATCTGAACAAACTTATTTTACTGTTCAGAGGATTCGCTCATGGCTGATGTAAAAGTCTTCACTGATTTAGATATTGAATTAGCTCAAAAGACAAAAGATATTGTAAATAGTCAACGATATAATAATCGTCCTGCTTTCAAAACATTAAACCTAGGCTGGGATTTGGAGACTGGTTCCGTTGCGGTTAATTACACATTAGTAGAAGAAGTTCCTGTAACTGAGCAACCAGCTTAAATTTTAAAAAAGCGTTCATTAAGAACGCTTTTTTTTATTCATTAAATTTCAGTATTGTTTTTGTGATTTTATTTTTGGTAAAATTATTCCCATGAAATACTTGATAATATTGTTTGTTTTCTTAAGTGGCTGCTCTACATTTATTGAGCATAATAGAGTTATTCCATTTCCTGAACGAACTATTTCACATATTGAAATTAGAAAACTAAATGGAGGTAATCCCAAAATACTAGCTTATGCGGATATTACTGGTGATACTTGTGTCATATATTTAAGAAAATACCCTCAATGCTTAGCACATGAAATAAGACATTGCTATGAAGGTAATTGGCATGAAGGGCGTGAAAGTCAAGAATGGTGCTAAGGAATATAGGCTACATATAAATAATAAGGTAATTTTAAAGTATCCCCCCAAACTCCGGAACCTCCAGACTGGTGGTAATACCCCACATACACGGTATTACCCACCCTTTTAGTGGCGATACCTGTTACTCCAGCTAAACCATATTCTCCATATGAAACTGATCCAACCATCGTACAACTTAAATAAAGTTTATTAACATCTTTTCCATATTTTGTTAAATCTATAATTATCTGATTTTGATTCTTTAAGTTTATTTTTTCTAAAATTATTGGACAGTTTAATAAAGCCCCAACTGACCATAACAAATTCCCATTAGGATCATAAATACTCAAATACTGATCAGTTGAAGTTGGGTAGTCATCTTTCATATAAGCAATATTGAACTGATTTGAACCACATACTGCAAATGATCCTTCACCTAATGAATATACTTTGCTCCCATCTTTAGGCATAAACCAAGCTTCGGAATCAAAATTTAATTTTTGAGTACGAGATATAAAATTAGTATCTTCATAGTTATTTCCTCTTAATGTTTGAGGATCATATGCACCACCAAAATTGTCCCAAACTTCATAACCGGAAGTACCATAACCACCTGCTAACTCTTTAAGACCAATAGTTAACACCATTGTATTATTACCTAAAAGAAGTTGTTGATTTTGATCATAAATTTCAATAACAACACTCATTTAGCACCTATAAACTTTAACTACAAAATCAATTGAAGTTGCGCTTGATGGATTTGACAAATTAATTTTAAGTTTCCCAGTCACCTCATCAATCCAACAAGATTCAACCGAATAATATGTATGAGAAATTACTTTAAAAAAATAATCTCTCATGTTTGCATTAGTTATATCTGATATAGAAGTCTCATATGCAAAGTTGCTTCCACTGACTTTAGTAAATGATCTAGTAGATATTTTGATTCTTGAGATTACAGTGTGAACCGTTGAATCGAATACAAGCTCGCCGTTAATATTATAAACTTGTAATCCCGCAGTCATATGTAACTCCATATAACGAAAGTTTTTGGAATACTTTCATTACTTAATACCAATCCTCATTGCTAGATTTCCATTTGGGTAGAAAATCTGTGTAGATCCACCAGAAATAATTTGTTTACTTCCATCTGGAGCGACTGAAATAAATGTTCCGAAATTACCAGTGATGGAACTCAAACTATCAACATTTAATACTTCAGCAGTTAGTGATTTTGCTTTAAAGTTTGCAGCTGTTAGATTCTTAATAAAAACATCACTATTCATAATGACTTGATTGTCTTGGACTATGAACGGCATGTATTTAGTAGAAGAAGAACCTGTTGTGAAGAAAATTCTATCAGCTTGGAAACCTATAGAAGTTTGGACAGTTCCATTATTTTGTTCACTTACCATGGATAAACCAGAGAAAACACCGTTGTTATCCATTCCCATTACGTATTTACCTTTCATCCCGTTGATCAAATCAACTTGAGACTTAAGATTAATTGCATTTGGCCCATATACTGAAGTGAGAGTTTGAAGTGAACCAGCGTAAGCTCCTACATCCGTGGTATATGTAGTTTTAAAACTCTCAAATTCAGCAATATTGTCTGCATCTTCAATATCAATGTAATCTAGATCTACTTCGCCTGCTTGAGCTGCATAATTGCCGATAAAAACAGGAGTAAAGAAAGCTGCTTTATTTGCGAATGTTTTTGGATTAGTAAGTGTTCCAGCACCACTACTTGCACCAGCAGACCTACCCTTGAAATACGCAACACCAGTAACCCAAGAACCCAATGCAGGTGCAGCGCCTCCAACCACATAATGACTTGAGCCAATATCTCCATTTATGTAATTCGCATCTGTAATAAATGCAGATTTTGCGGCATTAAAACAGGTGGCCCCCACATAAACGACACCAGCACCTGACACCCTTCTGTAGCGGTATTTAATCCGGTACATCTTATTATCATCAATTGGTAAGGTAGAGAACCAGTTTAGCCAGATTTCATCGTTGCCAGAATTATCTCCCATTCGTAATGCATAACCACCACGACAAGTTTGATCTTCAATTAAACGCATACCTATTCTTGAGCCGCTAGGCGTTCTAATAATCCAATCTTTCTCAAAAGTTTGCAAAGCAGACGCCATAATGGTTTGGCTATTTGCTGAATAGAGGGCTGATAATCGTTCATTGGATGAAGCAACTGCCTCATTCAATTTTGAAGAAGTCACATAATCTCTTTGTATGTCAGCAACTGTTCTAGATGCTGCAGCAGCTGTGTCTTGAGCTTTTACAATTTCTGCAAAAATTGGTACTGGTACAAGTGACGAATTATATTGAATTGGTTCAATAGATTGTCCCAAAGCTGTGAAAGACTCAGTTTTAATAAGTGGTGTAATCGTTTTATAGTGTGAAATATCATATCTCGCCCCACCCCGTAAAAAGACAGTTTCAATTGAAGAGTTAGGCATTTGCTTAATATTTATTAAAGGTGATTGTGCAGTCCAGCTAAAAGAGAACTTATCAATAATTCTATTTTCTGCTTGAGTACCCCATCCATTGGCGGTAACACTCCATTCACAATTAAGACCGAAAGAGCGTGTACCATGTGTAGCCCAAGGCACATTACTATTATTTTGGCCGCCTAAAGTACAAAATACTTTAAAATCATACTTTTGCTTACCGGTAGCCAACTGAAAGATAACAGGATAGTAAATATCTGGATTCAAACCTGATAAGTCAACATTCGTTAAAATATTTTCTTTTAAGCTTTCAGTATTTTTCTGTAATGGATCAATATATTCCGACTTTAACTGATTTGACGATGCAGCAATTGCTCTTTCAATATTTGTATTTGTGAGGTCAGAATTAAGAATATATGCACTATTAGTTCTATCCAATTTAGAAGACATTTCAGTAAGCTTACTTGCCCATGTCTCCTTAAAATTAGTTAATGTCCCTAATGACTCGTTAGCTGTGGAAACGAAATCTTGTAAATTAGGATCTGCAGATGCATAGTCAGTTACGTCATAACATTCAATTTGAGCTAAAGTCCAGATTAGAGGGCTTTCAGGTGTTGGGGCTGGTCCACCCGCTACATGTACGAATCCAGAAGTATCGAATCTTCCGGTGGCACCGGATTTAACCATACGAACATAAACTTCAAATCTCCCCGTCCCGTCAGTGCTACCAATGAATTTATCTACTGATCCATCGCCCATTAAATTTGCTGCAGGATATAACTTGTAGCCGATAGGTAATTTAATCAGGTATTTAATGATAAAAATAGCATTTGAACGTGTGAAAAACTGTTGATGAAAACCGCCGAAATTCGGGCTTGCTGAACCAGTTGTAACGATTCTAAGTTCATGAGTTGAAGTTGTCGGATTGTCAGCACTTTTAGCTTCACGAGTAACACTAACTGTACCATTGCCTAGATTGTTATAAGTGCCGACGTTGTTCATTCCTTTCTTGAAATTTACATCACCGTAAAGCAACTTACCGTTAGTAATCATCATTGCAAGCTTAGTTGTATTTTCTAATGCTGAACCCAGATTGTCGGTGCTTGTTTGGAGCTGAGTAATATCATTATTACGAAGATTAATTAAATCTTTTGATGTTTGATCCGCTGCTGCTTTAGTAGTTTTTAATACCGTTGAAAGTCCACCTGGCACTGAAGCATCATATTGCTGAATTTGTTGTGCAATAACACCTTTGTTAACATCAGCATTGATAAATGTATCTTCCACAAATTTCGCATTTTGTTTAAGAGTAGTTTTAAAGCCTCCTTTGAAATTAGGAGCAGAATTTCCTCGGCTAATGAAAATATTCGAAACTGAAAATGTGCCCGCTGAAGGAGCATTATCAAATCGTAAACCCAGAGGAACAAATTCAAAATTCGTAGCTTTTACATCACTTGGAAAAATCCCCGTTAATTCTAATTCTCCACTTGCTTGAACAGTAAATAATGGTAAACCAAGCCCATATACCGCGCCGTGAAATTGGATGGTACAAACTGCACCAATTAGACCTGCCGAAGCATTATATTTGATTCGTATAACTACAGGATCACCTTTAGCGATTGGTAGTTCTTTAATTTTATATTGTAGTTCCCAGACTGGAAAAGTTTGATTTGTGCCTGTTGAAACATTTAATGTTTTGGTTTCATCTCCTAATAAAATCCAATTGTCTTCTGCGTATTGAATAGTATCCAGTTTTGCTGAAAAGGATTTTATTTCTTCTGCAAATACTTCTTTTGCATCAGATCGAGTAATTTTTTGTTGAAGAATTTGAGCATGATTTTCTAAAACTTTTTGCAAGTTTCCACTGTTATTTGCCAAACCTAGAGGAATGCCACTAACGACCTGAACAGCAACCATTATCTGTTTTGCACCATTCAGACCAGAATCAGGAGTTGCATGGAGCTCAATACCTCTTCCAGCCCCAATTCCTTTCTGACCAATTAGGATATATGCATCCCTTCCCGTAATCTGATCAAGAGTAAATTGATTTGCACCTAATGAAAGTAACGCAGCTTTAACTGTGTTTAAATTCATAGCAATGTAATCATAATTTGTGATTATCACAAAAGTATCTTTAGGTATTTCATTAATAGCATTACTCATGGCAACGGCGTTTGCAGGGTCACCATATGTGTCATATCGAGTTGAAGTTGCAATCGAGCCATCTGCTGCTAAAACATGCACAGAAAAGCCGCGGTTAGAAGCTACAGATATAGTCTCACCTTTTAAGTTCTTGATTCCAGTAAAATCATTATTCCAGCCTGAAGAATAAACTCTGTAATTAAAGACTTGTCCTAGATCTTGATTTAACTGCTTGTAATTAGAATCTAAGCTATTAATTGATTGGGTTATATTTTGTTGATTATCACTAATTGTAGAGTTTATTTCCTGAAACTTCCCATCAACTGTTAATTTATTCGTATCAACAGTTGATTTAAGAGTTGTATAATTTTCAGTTAGTACTTGGATCTTTTCTAAATTTTTCTGAACATCTGTTTTAGTACCTATAATTGCTAATGAGTTAGCTTCTAAACCTTTCTCAATTTCACGAGGATTTTTTCTAAATCCTGTTGCTAACTCGCCTTTCTCTAATTGAACTTCACGAATTAAGAAATCAGGAGCATACCCTACTTGAGCACATAGGATAATATTAATATATTGTAAGTTATTGATATTTGTGTCAAAATTATAAGTACATAATACTTCTTTATCTGTTGCAATATTCCATTCATTAACAACCTGGTTATTACCGGTACCATCATATCTATGGATGATTAAAAGCAAAGTTTTTTGTGCTGCAGTTAGAGCTTTGGCTTTAAGTGACAACGTATAGGTTTGATTTATTTCTAAACCATCAGCTATCGTAATTGACTCTATAAAACCTTTAAAATAAGTAGACGAATTCGTAGAGCGGAATCTCCCCCAGTTTGCGCCATAAGCATCCTTAAAAACTTCTAGAACATTACCTTCAACAACAGCATTCTGACGCCAGTTAGAGATTGAAAAAGGCGCATAGAAATCACCATTCTTGATTAAATTGTCTCCACCACTAGACGAGATTGTTGCTTTTAGAATTTTACTTTCTTCAGCAATAGCTTTATTTGTTTCTGCTTTTGTATAACGGGTGCTATCCAGTGTTGCTGAACTATCTGTCCATAAATTTCCGAACTTCTGCTTAAATTTTGCTTCCAATGCATCTGTAGCTGTGGCAACAGCTTTATTTGTGTCAGCAGTAGTCGAATAATTTTGTAGTTGTGTAGCGCGAACAAGAGATGTGTCTACATCTTTGTCTGTTAAAACGCTATTTACCCGATAAGCTTGTAACTCCCACCAACCGCCACTGCCATTGTGTCCAAGTGCAAAACCTAACTTCATTTGTGGATGAGTATTAAAAGTTACAACCTGTTCGATATATACCCATTCTTCGTTTGCTGGAATTCTATTTAAAGCAATCACAGATGCAGTGATTGTAGCATTTGAAAAACTACCATCAGCTTTGCCATACATAGCCGTAATGCTGCAATCACCTGTAGAATCTGCACTTCGGCGGACCCAAAAGCTAACTTTATATGAACGATTTGTCGGTAAAGCTTTACGGCTATATATCCAACATCCTGCTTGATTCGAAGAATCTTTTCTAAAGACAGTATTGCCAACTTTACCTGTATTAGTTGTTTTAAAGTGGATTTTCAAATCATAACTATAGTAATTAATCCAATCTTCAGGGTTTTTTAAATTAAAATCTGGCAGTAATGAGTCACTATCATTAGCAGATTCAATAGATGCTTTAACATTTTTAATTTGAGCATTAAGCTGATTAGTTTGATTTGCTGTAGCTTCGTCTAACTTTGCTGTGGTTGCATAGTTCTGCAGTGCTTTTGCGGTGTTATCGATATTTTTTTCAGCATTTGAAAGTCCAGTTTCAAGACTTGATGTTCTCTTTGTTAGTGCCTCCTTTTCAGTCACATATGTTTGTTTGAAATCATTAAAGTTTGCATTAACTTGGTCTACTGCAGCGTTGTAGTCATAAGCACTGGGGATCCACGATTCAGTAGTGATTAAGTCACCCCTGACAAGCACTGCCCAATAAACCGTTCCGACTGAACCTTGAGCAGCAGTAGGACTGTTAATCATGTAAAAATTTAAAGCACGTTTTTCAATAACTTGATTATTTTTAACAAAGGTTATTTTATTAATAACTTTGCCATTTGTATTAACAACGGATTGTAAGGCTTGCTGACCTCCCCCAGCATAAACTGCCAAATTAGAGTTTGTATCCGCACCATTTCTTTGATGTTCGGCACACCACATTAAAGTGTATTTTGCGCCTACCTCCCAATCCTCGCCTAGCTTATATGAAAGATGAGGATATGAAGTTCCGTTATATTTACCCACAACATTTGACTGGATAAGCAAATTCGAACCAGCAGCTGCGGCTCTACTCAAACTTGCAGAGAGTGCTGTTGCTTGCTCTGTAACTGCTTTAATCTGTCCAGCTTGTTCTGTTACATCTGATTTCGTTGCTTCCAATGCTTCTGATGAAGCCTTTTTATTTACTTCATTATTAGTTAAATTTAGATCATTTCTAAGCTTAGAAATATCTAAACTTTGAGAAGACAATGTTTCGCCGTGCTTCTTAACTTCCGCTTGAGTGATCTTAATCGCTTCTGCATTAGCATTTAATGAGCTTTGCGTATCCCGAGGGCTTGGGCTCCATGCTGTAGGTTTATTGCCGGCTTCGATCTGTAATTTTTGAATTGTTGGAATTCGGCCTGAGCCATATGTACCGTAAAACTCAATTGTAGATTCAGTTGAACTGCCAGTGTTAAATTTAGGAAAAACCGTCACTGCAAATTTTTGAAATTCATTTGCTTTAGTTACTGTAACTGAAGTTGTGAAAAAGTGGGCAGAACCATTAGATGAGTAAACCTGAACCGAACCGGCAACAGGTACACTCACTTCAAATGAAATGGTAACCGGCTTATCTAAGTTTTCGTCATAAAAAACTTTTAACTCTTTGCTTCGTTCATACATTAAGTATTCACGACTTGTTGTAGCTGTCGATGTTCTAGGAGCTTCTGAATTAGCAACAGCATTAACACCACCGATTTTTAAATTATCTACAGCAGCTGTTATATCAGTCGATACACGGCCCATTGCACTTTCGAGATCACTCTTTGTAGCTGTTTTCAATAAAGCTTGAGCATTGCTCTGAATACCTGTTTCTGCATTCTGCATTCTTGTTTCAAGCTTACTGGTCCTTTCAGCTTCAGCTTCTGTTCTGTTAGTTGCTGTTTTGAATAAATCATTTGCTGTTGCAGTTGCATCATTAGCTGAAGCTAATGAGTTGTTATCTTCAACAATAATGTAATTAAGCTGACAAATTCCTGTCTGGAAGTTGTAGTTTGCAATAAAGATTGGGGCATAAAATTCAGCTTGCGCGGGGAAAGTACGCGGATTATCAATTGTCCCTAAGCCAGTTGCTGCCCCAGTAGACTTACCCTTCATGTATAGAACTACTTCTTGCCACTCACCTAAATTAGGTTTAATGGCCGACAATAAGTAGTTAGAAGAACCCATATCTTCTGCAAGGGTGTTTGTAGTCGTTACGTATTTACTTTGGTCTGCATTTTTACATGCAACACCAAGATAAATAGATCCATTTTCACCGAGTACACGGCGGAAACGTGCACGAACCCGATAAAGTGTATCTGGGTTAATCTTTACAAACTCATTCCAATGAACCCATGTTTCATCATTATCAGCATTATTCCCAAGCTCAAGAATATAACCACCTAGTGCATCAGAATCTTGAATTACTTTCGCTTCTGCAGTGGTACGCCAACGTGTCCAGTCATCAATACCTTTTGTTGTGACGACTGCACGTACCCCAGAAGTTACTTGAGTTTGAGATTTTAGACTTAATAAATTTTGAGAAAGGGCTTCGGTAGCTTTTACCGCCGTTGTTCCTGTTTGCTGCGCTTCTGCTGCATTATCAAAAGCCAGTTTTGCAAGATCATCAGTAGTTTTAAGTGATGATGAAAGGCCATTTATGCTTGTATTTGTATTACTTTCTAAGGTCGAAACACTTTTTTGAACATCAGTAATTTGCCCTTGTACCTTTAAGTTTTCTTTAGAGATACTTGTATCAAGTTCACTAAATTTTGAAGCAGTAGACTGTTCCAACTCGGTAAGTGACTCAGTAACTTCTAAAATATTTGCATTAGATTTCCGATCAGCTTCTTCCAAAGCTGCTTTCGTTTGGTCGATACGTAAAGATAAGGCTTTATCACCATCAGAAACTGATTGAGTAATTGTTGCTATATCCGACTCTGTTTTAGTTTTATTCGAATTAAAGTCAGTTTTTAGATCTTCAAGTTTTTTTGCTTCTGAAACAACCTTCTCATCAACAAGTTTCACTGAAGATTCTACTTTTTCGATGTTTGCGGCATTACCTTCTATTTGTTCTTGTGAGTTTTTAAGAGTAGATTCAATTTGTGAGGTTTTCTCAGCAATAGATTGATTCAAATCACTTACAGTACGTTCGACTTTGTTAATAGCAGTTTTGTTGTCACCAATTTGTGATTGTGCGGTGCTAATTTGCTCAGTAAACGCTTTATCTTGAGCTGCTAGAGTTTTTATATCTTCTGAAATTAGAGCGTTTGACTTACCGAATTCGTTTTGCATTTCAGCAAACTTAAGCTCAAAACTTTGAGTTAAAGCCTCTTTATCATTTGCACGTGCTTCAGCTTCAGCTAGAAAACCAGAATCAACTTTCTTATCAAGATCAATATACTGAGCTGCAATTTGATCTACTTTTTTAACTGCAGCTTCAGTTTGGGTTACAACCGGTTCAATTTTTTGATTAATGAGTGTATTAGTTTCTTCACCTAATGCTAATTTAGCGTCATCAATCATTTGACCAGCTTTAACTAAGTTTTGATCAATGTCTTGTTTTAAGGCGGCCTTAGTTTGATCAATAACATTTAGTGTGTCAGCTGCTTGTTTTTTACGGTCCAGAACTTCTTGATCCGCAATTTTTTTTGCGTTTTCTGCGACTAACCGAATTTCATTTGAATCACTTCTTACATCAGCAATGATTGAATCTGTTTCACTTTTAATAAAACCGATTTTATCATCGAGTTCTTTCTCAGCACGAATTGCACGTTGTTGAGCATCAGCAACCAATGCTTCATTAGCTTGAATAGACTGATCGATACGTTGATTGGCTTCATCCAATCGTAGATTAGCCTCATTATTATGTTGATCTACAATTAATTTAGTATTATTTATTTCTTGATCTATATAAGCACGAACTTCATCGACTTTATTTTGAGCGATCTGATTAACTTCTTTAACTTGTTCATGAATCTTTTGAACTTCCTCATCAAAATGTTTCATTCCTTCTTCAAGCAATTTAAAAGCATCAGAATCTTTAATATTTTCTATTAATTCTTCTACTTCCTTTATTTTTTCATCAATCTCTTGGCTTACTTGATCTTTAGTTTCATCAATTTTTTCGCCTTGTTCTTTTAACTCTTCCTTTAAACTTTCTAATTTATTAAGAGCATCTTTAAATGCACCCTCAATAGCTTTAGGGTCAATAGGCACACCTGCAACCGTAAGCGTTGTGCCAACTGCCATACTACCCGCTACAGCACTATTGCCCGCAACTGAAGTATTACCCACTACAGTGCTATTTCCCGTTAATGTGCTATTACCAGTTTGTTGAGTATTAGCTTGTACATTCATTAACGGCGTTTTGATCGAAACGGTTGTGCCAGAATCTACTTTTAAATTTTCTTTAGAGATAAATTCAATATTGTCTTGTCGAATACGGCGCACACCTACAATCGCGCCGTCTCCGTGACTGACATAACTATGGATTACTGGACGTTCTTCATTACCATTTTCAAAGAAGACATAGACGTCTTCCCCATCCACAATTTGAATTTCTGTATCTAAATCACTATCGCCGACTGGATAAGCAAAAGTTGCTGTAATTCCTTCACTCGCGCCATCAGTTAAACCATGAATGTGTACTTGTGCAGTACGACCTTTTGCGTTGTAACTTAAAATCTTTGCACGTTTTAAACCATTCATATATTTGACCTACAAATTAGCAATCCAGAACTTTGATGAAGTCCCCATTGATCCCCCGATTGCGCCTGTATCTATATGATGTGCAGCAGTTAAAACGACATACTTCTTACTATCTATTTCAAATATATCGCCTGCATTCCAGTTCAAATTTAGTGGTCTAATAATGGTCCCACGCATAATCAAAACTTTTTCCAAGTTTTTGACTTGTCGGGCATCTAAACCAGCTCTTTGCGTCACAGTGTGGCCTGGGGTTATTGAGTCATCACCAACAACCGTTGAACCGTTATTCTCAACTGTGACAAAAGATGATTTTTGCATCAGTTCCAAAGGTTTACTTGATATCCAAACGACACTGCTAGGATCTAGTTTTGTGATAGGTTCCTTTTTGAAGAAAGAATCAATTTTTTGAGCAGACACTTTATTATTTTGAAAGCAAATTACAGCTGCTTCTTGTTGCAGATAATGAGCCAAGCGCTGTGTAGGCATACTACCCTTTAAACAAACAAATTTAGGCAAAGGTAAATCACTGCCCAGACTGATCGTTGCACCACAAGCTCGAATTACTGAATTAAAAGAAGTTTCATTACTAATAATTGCTTGCTTTGAATATTCGATAAGTCTTTTACAACCAGCCAAAATACCAATACATGAGATGCCACCTACTCGCCGATCTTGTTTAATAGTCTGAGTTTTTAGAGGGGTAACTTTGATAAGTTCGAAAGGATGAGATATGTCATTTACAGTAAGTAGCTCCCCTTCTTTTAAAAGGGAGTCTAATTCAGTAGTAGATTGAACTGTGAACTCAATAGATGCGGGAATAGGTACGAGATCAGTTCTTAAAGTTGCACTAATCAGCTCAGACGCTGGAATAATTTTACCCGCAGATACAATGGTGATTTGCATTAACGGTTCCCCAAGTTAAAATTAAAACTCATTGGGGCCATACAAAACGCAAGTTTAGGCAAAGCGTCTTTCTTTTCATTATAGTTCTGTTGAGCTTCTGATACAGATAGCCCATAACTTTCGACTCCGAGCCCACGAGTAGCTTCAACCAATCTAGCTTGCAAAAGATCACAGTGAGCTTTTACTAAAGGTTGGATGATTACGTACTCATCACCGCTAAGTTCGATAGTTTCATTCAGTTCAATACTCGTGGTAGCTTTAGTTTGACAATCTAAAACAGCCCATCCGGCATAATATTTTGCCTCATCTAAAAATGCTTTCACGATATCATCAAGCAAAATTGAATAGCCCGATAATTGATATTCTTTATAGAGTTCTTCTGAAAGTTGCTGGATAGAACCAGCAACTACAGCATACCCTTCAGATTCAGGTAATAACTTCATAGCCATTACCCGAAAAGATTGCCTAATGTACGTGATGTCGCATTAATCGTTGAGTTGCGTACAGCTTGTTGAGCAGTATTGATTACCTGCTGAACGCGATTCACAAGTTCAGCTGTACCATCAATTTCTTTTTTACCCGGCTGAATACTGCCGTTGGTACCAATGTTTGCGAAGCTACCAAAGTAGTTATAGTCGATTGGGCAAGAAACTGTCATAACTTGAGATCGGCTATCTGAATCATACTCAGCTGACTCAAAGCGTATAGCACAGTTTTCAAGTGCATAAGAACGGGTAAAACTACCTAAACGGCCATCGTAATAATCACCATGGATGATTCCACCACTAGCTACGACATATTCAGCTAATAGTTGATCATGCCCTGCTTCAGTTACTAGGATTTGAAGGTTGCCTGTGTAATGGGTTTTCGGGGGACCAGCAACAATTCCAGTAAATCCACCCGCATATTGAACTTCTGCTGGATCTTCATTACTCACAATTGGCCGTGGGCAACTTTTAAATAAGAAGCGAAGGTCTTCCATGCCACGAGGAACAAACATCCCCTGACACGCTAATAATGGTGAACCAAGTTGCTGTAGAGCAATGTAATCTTGTTTAAGCTGATTTAGTAAAATCGGATTAGATTGTTGCATAATTTTGATGCTCAAAATGCAGATTTATGCAACAAGATTAAGGATGTTTTTGCTATTGGTTTTTAATCAGTTCCATTTTAGAAAACTGACTTTATATTAATAAAAAACCCGCAAAAGCGGGCTATATCACATCTGTTTATAGATAACATCTCGCCTATCTACATCAAGAACAAGAACTACGACTACATCATCCTTGACTTGATATAAAAGGCGGTATCCTGCTGATTTCAGTTTAATCTTATATAGATCAACTGATCCTCTCAGCTTATTCTTCGGTATCTTAGGGTTATCTAGGATTGCTTCCAGCTTACGAATAAACTGCTCAGCGATTTGTGGGTTAAGTTTGTCAAACTTTTTAAGAGCTGTTTTTGAGAACTCTAGCTCGTAACTCATTAATAGATACCTTCACAGTTTCGTCAGTATCAACTTGCTCGGCTAGTTTAATTAGTTCCTGATCTTCAATTAGATCCATCATGCGTTCATACATTGCTGCCGGAACACAGTAGAATTCTGGATTATTTCTATTCAGAATAGCTACTGCTTCGCCAAAAGCATTTTGTACAACTGCTGTAGGATTCTTTTTTAATTCAGAAACACTAGCCACAAATCGACTATGGATTATGTGGTTCATGACGTTTCTCATTTGATGTGTCCTACATCAATTTGTAGCCAATTGATTAGAACCGTCCTCAGAAAGTTAAGTTTGCTACAGGGTTAACTCAATATAAACAATTTGAAGATCTGTTTCAAGACCTGTTTAACAACCACTTAATAGGTCTTAATAAAAAAGCCACCCTAAAAGGTAGCTTTTTAAATCAGCTTTTTATCCAATATTTGGTGGTACTCGCAGAACCTGTACTGAAGGTACACCCCGATACACACCCATGAAGCATATCGTTGATGGCATTGGCTTAGATTGGGCTTCTCAGTTTGTTAAGTTAAAACAAATAGTTAATCAAGTTGTTATGATTTTCATAATAACTGATTTTCTTGTAATGTGCCTAAAATAGAAAGGATCTGATTCAGTACTGGGCAACTTTGTTCTAGCTGTATTTACTGCCGGTGCATAAGCTAAAGCTTTGGACATAATAATGACCCTATTCATTGAATAAAGCCATTATTTACAATGAGGAAAGCTTAGAAGTTAGTTAGTTCCAACTCCACAAGAAAAATATTTTAGTTTTCGATATCTTTATCATCACATTCAAGCCAAAAGACATCTTCAAACTTCTCGCATACACCAGCTTTTTTTAGTTCGGTGTAAATGAGTAAGGCACGATAAACACTGATGTGTTTTCCTGCTTCTGCATCTTTTATATACCTATTAAGCACATGATTATTTGATATAAATCCGCATTGTTTAGCTAATTGATAAACTGTCATACCAGCTTGCTCTCGCAAAGTTGCGACATTGTTTTTTTCAACCATCACGATATACCAAAAAATATTTAGTTCAGTGTATCACAAGAACAATTGCTATTAAATATAATTTTATTAATACTCGTAATTGCTATTATATTTAATAGTTGTTATATTTAACTCATCAGGACAGGATATGGTCTTGATAAAAAGAACCCCTTGTACCGATCAAAGTAAACAAGGGGTTATATCCAATCTCTAAGAGGAAATTAGACATGACTACTTTAACTCAAATCACCGTACCTTTCCACAATGCTGAGTTGTACTTGGTGGAACATGATGGTCAGCCATATACACCCATGAAGCCTATTGTTGAGGGTATGGGGTTAGCTTGGCAGTCTCAATTAGCAAAACTGAATGCCAATCCTCAACGATGGGGTATAACGAAAATCGTTATACCTACTCTTGGCGACTTACAGGAAATGGTTTGTCTACCACTAAGAAAACTTCTTGCTTGGCTCACCACCATCAGTCCTAACAAAGTAAAACCTGAACTTCGTGACACTGTCATCATGTACCAAAACGAATGTGATGATGTCTTATGGAATTACTGGACAAAAGGCCAAGTAATCAATCATAGAAAAGCTATCTCACCTGAACAACAGCATGCTTTACATGCAATCGTCGATCGTCGTGCAGGAAAAGATCGAAGTTTAAGAGCCTCTATGTGGATACGTCATAATCGCCACTTTGGAATTGCTAAATATAGCCAATTGCTTTCAATCCATTTTGATGATGCGAAGCAGTATCTTGAGACAATACCACTTCATGAGCTAGGCCCAACCGAAACAGATACACTTAAACGTTTAGAAAAATTTGTAGATAATCTCGCTGCACGGTATCCAGCATTAGAAAATCCGCTAGCTTATGAAATAGCACAGCATGTAGGTGAGAAGCTAAAGTATCAATCTCCCAAAGGTCCGAAAAACTTCTGGATTTCGATTCAGGAAAACGGCGCTCTTTCAGTACAGCAATATTCTCTACACCACACGCCCATTAATGTCGTGCAACTACGCGAAAAGTTTAATGGGCTATGGGAGTTTCTTCATAAGGATGAAGTACTTGAGCTTGGCAAAGTATTAAAACGCTTTCCTTTTGAACCTGTGAACTGAAAGGGCATATCATTAAATTAAGACGTTCCTACTGGAACTCCCCTTATATTAAAGCCAGCTATACAGCTGGCTTTCTTTTTAGAACTTATCCAATATTTGGTGGTACTCGCAGAACCTGTAATGAAGGTACACCCCGATCTAGCGCATCTTGGACACAACGATAATCAGGATTATTTGGTTCATAACCAAGTTCACCACGGATATTACCCTTATGTATTGTCATCGGTGCATCAAAACGCCCACGCATAAAACGACCAATAATAATTGTGTCAGTTAATGATTGATTGGTCTTTATTTCTGTTTTATCAGTTTTTTTCTGATATTGAATACCAGGCGCTTCACCTATGATTTGAGTTGTATTCATGAGTATTTCCTTAATTAAATGGATTATAGGTAAAGCCAAAAATGACCTTACCTATGAGTAATTAGTAAATACCTAAGCGTTTACCTTTTTTGAATGAACGTAAACGCTTGTTGATTGCATTTGCAGTAAAAGCATGAAGTCGAGCTTTTTTCATACCAGCTTTTTGTGCTGCAGTTAAACGGACCTTTTGACCAGGTAATCGTTTATTCACAACGGTTTTGACACCTTGACGAATAGCCAGCACACCACGGTAGTGAATTTTTCGCCCATTTACTTTCCGTTGGCTAAATGCTCCATTTCGAGCTTTAATTTTTTTAGCCATTGAATCGAAACCTTCTTCAGTTTCATCTGCTTCACCGAAAATAAACTCACGAACCAGTTCTTCAAGTTCAGGGCCTTCGTCTGGCATATTAGCAAGAACTGTATTGGCTGCTGCTTCTAACGCCGCATCAGCAACTTCTGTATCATCACTAAAGATCTCTTCAATATCAGTAGCGTCAACGCCAAATGTTAAGAAAGCATCGGAAAGAGACGCCATCAAAGCGTTTTCATAGATACCGTCTTCATCATCTGCACCATCTAATGCATCGACAATTAATGCGTCTAAATGATCAACGCCCAGTTCACCTTCTTCAAGCTTACCTTCACTGATTGTATCTACCGTATCAGATAGAATGTTCAGAGCAATTTGTCGTACTTGTTCAATCACAGATTGCTGTTCTCGATCAGTACTTGAAACCTTACTTACAACGGTAGAAATATTCTCCGCTGCTGAATCAAAAGCACGTAAAGCTAAAGGTTTTTCTGTAGTTGGGCCAAATGGATTCATCTTGATAGATCCTTAAAATTATTTAACTAAAACGTCGTCATCAAAAATTGCGGCACGAGTTGTACCAACAACTCCATGGGCTAAATAGAGTCGTACACGCTCATATGGATAGTCTTTGTCAGGTATTAAACTGAACTCAAAAGGTTTACCACCTAGATCTTCAGCCGGTTGTAACCAACCGGTTGTTTCACTAGAAGCACCCTCTAAAAACTCTTGAATTTCATCACCAGCTTTTTTGATATAGTCCGGTGTAGCTTGGAACATGTAAGTTCTAAGGATTTCGATACATTTATTCGTAACTCGTGCCGCAATCTCAGCTGCAGGAACTAAACGCAATGCACTATTTTTACTTTGATACTGGGTTAATACATCACTTAAAACGAATAATGTAGTTTCAAACTTAACTGGGCGAACTACATTTACTTTAGCCTTTGCCAACATTTCTTGAGTCTGTTCATCTTCAAGATCAATATTCGGCATCTGGCTTAAGTTTTTTGCTGTAAATGGATAATCTTTCCAAGCTACTGCATTTTTTAACGGCGCAAAGCCTTGTTTATTTAACTTTGCGTTACGTAATAATTTATCGCCGATGTAATGGCCCAAATAATAAGCTGGGACCTTACGCCCTCTTAGTGTGACAGCACCAGATGGACGGCATAGGTTCGGACTCCAAATGAATTGAACAAACTGTGATTGTGCATCTACACTTGTCGCAAATTGAGCTGCTTGCTCAGCTGTAAAAGTTGGGTTGATTTCAGCATCCAAAGGAATACGTAACTTTGTAGCTGCACGTTGTGCCGCAACATAAATTGGTAAATCATGAGGATTTGGTAAAGTCAGATATGCTGGTGTACTTAATTGACTCGTCAGAATCTTATATAGTTCATCTGGATTAAATGATGGTAACGATTCATCTTCCAATGCCAATGTTTTTGAAGCACGACCTAAGCTATTTGATTCGTTATAAGCATTTGATTTGAGTATTGCTTGTAACGCATCAATACCTAACGATAAATCAAAACGCTCAAAATATTCTTTCGCATCAGCTACAGCGACAATAGAAGCAGAATTTTCAATGTCTCCATCTACTAATCCCTGAACAGTAACAATTTGATCACCTGTTACCGCATCACGGATTTCCAAACGCATAGAAATATCTGCAGGACCGCGTGGGCTAGTTACTTTCGCAAAAAAGGCCACATTGATTTCTGTATTTGCAAGATAACTGTGAGTATCAAATTCCAGTTTTAGTGATGGGCTGGCCCCTGCTACAAGGGATAGCTCACCTGTACTTGATAGAGCAAGTATATTCATTACATTACACGCCCAAGGCTATTTGTTTTAAGTATTTTGAGCCGTTGGCTTTTTTGATTTTCTGGCTAGTTCCAATGTAAAAAAAACCACTCGAAAGTGGTTTTTCATTTCCTAAATTTTATAATCCGCTAGCAGGTTCTGTAGGCTCTTCTGCCTCAGTAGGTACAATTTGAAGTACATTACCTTTCAAGCCATTAATTTGATCTAGGTTATCTAGCAATTGTTTATGAGCTTCGTCACCGATCAAAGTGAATGTGACCTTTTGACCAGCTTGTACCAAAACTTGCGTAAATGGTTCGGTAATGTCACTTAAACCGTTATTTTGAAGTGTAATACTTCGTTCAGTAGGATGATCACCAACAGCATCCATAATTGGGTTCGTGCCATCAATAATGAAAATAGTCATCTTGTTACTCAACAGTTAGATTCTTACCAAGCCCCTTCAACTGACGTAAGTTTTCCAGTACTTGATGTTTAAATGTTTGGTTATGACACGTAATACTTGCTGTTTTACCTGCCTCAATAGCAACACGTGATAACGGTTCTAAAACTGTTGAAAATCCGTTATTAGTAACTTTAATAACTAGCGGATCCACGCTACTCCCACCTGATACTGTTAACAAATCCGTAATGGGAGTATTAACTTTAGAAGTATCAGTTTCTTTAAGGACATGATCCGATTCCGTCCCCACATCATCACCAGACTTACCACCATTTGAATCTAGATCATTTGAAGGTTTGACAGAATCATTCGATGTTTCAGTTGGATTTCCATTTTCTTGAGTATTGGACTCTTCATTATCTGAATCGCCATTTTTCAAATCAGTAGGTTTATTACCTTCATCTTGAGATGCGCCGTCTTCAGGACCTTGGCTATTTAACAAATCACCTTGGTCTGAAGCTTTTTCATCACCAGCTTGGGTATTCTGTGTTTCTGTAGTTTTATTGGTTTTATTACGTGTGTTTTTTTGTTTAGTAATCGCTTGTTCGTCAGTTGAAGCTAAAGTTTCGTCAGTGTTTTGTGTTGCAGCAGCCATGAGATTTTCCTTTCAATAAATAGGGTAAAAAGGCGCATCGAAATGCGCCCTTATCTGTTTTACTTACGAATTTTTGAGAGATGGCATATTGATACAGTGGATGACATAGCTTTGATCAGCATAACGTTCTAACGGGTTCATTTCGGCTGCTTGAGCACCGATTAAAGTAAGTACTGATTCACGCGCATCTGGTCGAGTTTCAATAACTGAAAGAGGCGTTTGAATAAAGCCAACGAACGGCGCACGAATTGGCTCATTACCACGACCAACTAAAAGCATATCAAACGCTGTATCTGCTTCAGCTACAAGCTCTTGTGCTGTCGGTGCGTGGTAAACGTTTGTACCATCTGCAAGAGTACCAATACGGACAATTTGACCATAACCAGCAGTGTATCCGGTTTTAACTGGCATCTTGTCGCTTGACAGTTGATTAAAGAATACTGACCCAGTATCGCCAACATATAAGTCAAATGCTACGGTAGAGCCACCAGTACGTTGGTTAATATCCAATTTGGCAGCTGCAATAAATTTATTTACTTCCGCAAACAAGTCACCTGAAGTATTAAATGCAGCTGCTAATTTTCCAGTCACACCACGAGAAGCATCAAAAGTAACTTCACGAGCGGAGTATTCAGCTAAATCTTTTGCTTCACCTAATAAACGTACAGTTTGTTCTAAGAAGATTTTACCTTGAACAATTGCTAAAGCCTGACCCAGAAAACCAAGCTTAAGTTCGTTAGTTAACTGAGATTGTAATAGTGTTGAAGCTGTTACCCGTGCCATGATAGGTGACGCAATCAATGTTTCATATTCAGGTTCGAAATCAACACCAACTGGGGTTAATAGATAGTTATCATTACCATCACGCGCATCAAAATCCGCCACAAGATGAACTTCAATTTTCGCACCAGCTGGTAATGCTTCATTTAATGTCACGCTAATTTTGCTAGCTGAAATGTCAATTTCGCTACCAACTACACGATATTCAACGCCGTTTACTACTACGTCTTTCTCAGCAATAGCAGAAATCTTGCCTGAAAATTTTGATTTACTGCGATTTCGAGTATGCGCAACTTCTTTACCATTGATCTTAATAGATACATTACCCGCAATAAATGGCAATAAACTCGCTTTGGCGTCAGGTGTTTTAGCCTTGAAGTCTTCATAACCAGTTCGTGCAGTCACAGTATAAGTTGCACCTGCGCCACCATTAGACAATGCAAAACGGAATCGTCCTTCAACATAAGGCTTAGAAGCATTTGCACCATCTAAGTATTCTGATTTCTTCATTGCACCAAAATCACGGTTGGTGATAAAGCGAATAGATACAATCGGTACTTCATTTGAGCCATTTGAGTTGGGAATCATAGCAACGATAGGTGTTGCATAAGCGATAACGTTGGCGATAGTAGCAACTGTAATTGCTGGAACGATGCTTACAGATTCATGATGCTGGTGATTTACATCATCAAAACCAGATTCATTAATACTATCGTAATAGCTAAGGGTCTCGGCAGGCAAAGCAACTGCTTGTTTCGCACCACTTAAACCAGCAGTTAATGCAGCTGCAATGATTGAAGGATGTGGTAATTCACCTCCATGACGTGATTGATATTGTGATACCCCAAACATCACAGCTTTATCAACTTCTGGCGCATATTCGATACCAATTGAATCAAAAATTGCTTTTAATACTTCTGGGTACTCATCTGCCGCTGTTTGAGCACTGTCAAACCCATTTTCAAGCTCTTCAGGACTTTTGAAATAGTAATTTCGGCACTGAACAGTAGCTAGTTGTTGAGCATCATACTTTTTACGAATTTCTTCTGTTAACACAGTCATTTTAAACCAGCCTTTGGCTTTCTATGTAAGATGCAGAAAGTCTGACATGGCGTATTTTTACTAAAACTGGTCGGTTCCAAACATAAAAAAGTCCCCAAAATTGAGGACAAAGAAAATGTAGCTAAAGGACCATCTCAGCCCTTTATTTATATAGCTATCCGCTTACACCACTTGAAACATAAATCTCCACATTATCACCTGCTTTCACTTTATAACGGAGCTTATCCCAGCAATGCTGTCTAAACGGTTCAGTATCGGGCGCAGCAGCTGTTAATGTAAGAATAGACACCCAGTGAGAATCGTTTTGCGGATCTGCATATGGAATATTGCTTCCGAAAAACTCTACTTCTGCCCCGTTCCCGATTACCTGGTAATTGAATATTGCAGAAGTACATTGTTCAGCCATTTCAATGTCGCCTGTCTTTTTACCTTTTTCATTGAAAATTAAATAGCTCATTTAGTTTCTCCATCACCTATAGGTGAAATAAACAAATCATCTCTACGGTTTAAAACATACTTACTGCCAAAATCTGCCATGAGGCTAAAACCAGTAATATTTACAATCTCAAACCACAACATTAGGTTTTCATAAATCATTAAACCTAAAAGATCACCTTCTTTAAGAATCAAGTCAGGGATGTTGATTATCCTTTCCAAAACATCATCCAATTCTTCATTGAATGTCTCTACTTGAGCGGTTAGCACCAAGTCAGATGGGTTATTCATTGAGAAGTTCTTTTGAATATAACCACCATTAAATTTATCGAAATGAACATAAGCAGCGCCCTTATATTCATACTTGTAGTTGGGTTCGTCTTGAATCGATAAAGTGTTCGCTTCAAAAGAAAGAGGATCTAAAGGTTTTGAATCTTCAGCCGGATTATTGAAAACTACTTCTTTTCGCCAAATTTGCGCGGGAATACTTGCTAGAGCATTCATCACAACACGTCTAGCTGCTAAACGGCGTCCATTTGCAACTTGATTTACTGATCTATTTAGCATTTCGACTTAAACCCTTCATAAAGACATTTAACATGTCATTGTCGATTGCGCCTGATTTATGTAAGGCTTGAATTCTTTCAATTTGACTTGCTCTAACAGTTTCCACTTCAAAACGTTTGAGGGTTTTTAATTCGCGTTCTAAGAGCTTTTTGGCAACTTTATCAGCTCTACGCATCATTTCTTTTTCTGCTTTTTGGATATTGGCTTTGATTGGCTTAACAGAACCATTCATCAAATCCATTACTTGCTCGTTAATTGAATTCTGTATTTGCTTATCTGTTTGCTTATACCGTGCACCTACTTGTTTCTTACGGTCTTTCTCTACTTCCTTTTTAAGGTAGGCAATCCCTGCTGGTGAACTAATCCACTTAACAACCCGCAATACATGCTTACAAGCCACACCGGATAAATGCGGGTTACGTATTTTCGGAAAGCCGCCCTCATCACGTCCCAAATTGTAGCCGCCAATAGTTGCCATATAGCGGTACCAGAACGTATGACGTTCGCAGTCACACTGAAATTTGATTTTGCCTTTAGCTAAGCGGTTTTTAACAGTGGTTAATGCCTGCTTGTCGATATCAAATACGACAGATTTAAAGTTTGAAAACTCAATCTCAACGTGATGATTTAAGACTTTACTATTTGGACCGGCATTCGTAAGTAAGTGCACTAATCCAGCTTTTCTGCTTACTGGAACCGCCAAATAGATTTGCTCATTTGCCCGGTCAATATCGTCTTGTCGGCTTAAATTAATGATGTTTTGAGGGGTAATACCCTTACTATACTGATCTTTTAATAGTTGAATGTTTTCCTGAAATGCCAAGATATCATCACGGGTAATACGCCGTGGTACTTCTCCATTTCGCTGACCTAATGTTGTAAAAAGTACCCTTTCGACATCATATTTTTCCCCTTGGGCAATATCTTGTGGTCGCAAGAACATAGGTTTAGGGATCTTTCGTCCCCAATCATCATATTCAATTTCTTTTTCTGCAAATGCCCGCTGTTCTCTATCTGCACGCTGGCGGCTCTGTTGATCTCTACGAACTCCACCATTTTGCAAAGACTGGTTTAATTGCAGCTGGGCACGGCGTAAATCATCTGGCTTGAATGCTGACATTTTAATTATCCTGCAAGTATTCTTTTTGAAGTCTTAAAAGATCAACAAGCCTTGGAAAAGCCACCTTATTAAGAGGTAACTTTTCCCAAACGCCGTTCACACCACACGCCACAAGTACTGCATCAATATGGTTTCTTGAACCATATATTTTCAAACTCAACAGTGATGGATCTTGAGATTCATCGTCTTTGATTTCCCAAACAATCAGATTCTGAATATTATTTTGTTGAAGATTCCGGTGAATTAAGTCTCTAATAGCATTTCGATAATCATTTCTCATACTGTTTTACCTATTTAAGCTTTAACAGTACTTACACGAGCAAAGCCACCAGTACCTGCTTTACCAGTGTTACCATTACTTTCGGTTGCAACACCAGGTTCACCAACAACTAAAGTCATATACTGAGTTTTTTCGGTTGAATTCACATATCGGCAAATGAGTAAACCACCACTTGCACCACCACCACCAAGTGCCCAGCCATCATCACCTACACCATTAGCACCATCACCACCAGCACCCCAGTTTGATACTGGACTTACTGATGCGCCGCCTTTGTGGTTTGTTTGGTTTGCAGCTGTACCAGCGTTACCAAGCTTGCGTGAAATTTCGGTTATGTTTGATGTCACAGTGATTACACCTGCTAAACCACCAGCACCATTTGAGAAAGCACTACCATTCGACCACTGACCACTGGTACCGCCTTTACCGCCGCCAACAACCGCCAAATCAAGTTCATTTAAACGTAAGCGTGTATCTGTTCCACTGGTCCCATGTGCCAATGCTCCTAACTCCCAGACACTGCCACCACCAGCACCACCAGCACCAACCAAAATGAATTCTTTTTGTTCTTTCGGTTGAATTGGAATGATATAAACACCTGGGACTGTGTAATCGCCGTTTCCATCGTTTAGTGTTTCTGCAGCTACCTGAACAACGGACCAATTCACAGTACCTGAATACCCTATCCGGTTTTGACCTGAGCGGTCCCAAACTTCATATGAAAAACCCTTTTCAGCACGGGTAAGCTTCCATGCTTCATGTGGGCTTTCTGGTGTTAAATAGATTGCATACTTTGAATCACGTAAATCAGTAACTTTGCCACCTAGTTCAACTGTGGCTGAGCTACCAATATTTACACCTGCTCCAATTAATTTTGGATATTGAGCATCTAAGTTTTTCTTGAAATCGATTAACTGCTGTAACAAATTTTTGGAACTAAGATCTAGATCATCAATCTGTTGTTGTAAATCATCGTCTTTGGCTTTTACATCTTTTTCAAATGCATATTGGGGGTGCGGATCCTCATGCTGATTATGTTCAGTCATGAGCTTACGAATTAACGCGCCGTATTGTGGGTGTGGATCTTCATCTGCACTATGCTGGTTCATCAACATCACTGCAATTGGAGTATTTGGATCAATTTTTATAGTTACATTTTTTAAATTAACGTCAGTTAAAACAAATCCAAAAGTAACGATAGCAACCACGTTTGCATGCAGTGACATGATTGATTGAACTTCTGTAGTTGACGCCACTGCAAGTAAAGTGCCATCTGATAGATATATACCTAACTCAAACACTTCCATTGTTAAAGTTGGCTCAATACTCATCACAAAACGCAAAGTTCCAGTTTCTGTGTCTACACCACCACCATTAAGCGAAAATCTGGCTAATTCATTTTTAAGAGAAGTTAGGTTTTTCGCTTCAACTGATGCATCAAATTTGCCGGTACCAACAGCAAGATGAGTAAGCTCCCCACCAAAGCTAGCAACATCGCCTGCTTTATTTAATGCATTCCGACCTGCGTCAGTTAAAAAGAAATTAATAGCCATAACCCACCCATATGATTTATTGATCTATGGTAGTTACGGCAAAAAGGTTCGGTGGGGGGCAGTTCCACAAAACTAATCATTTTCTTTTTCGGCAGCTTCTCTTAAAGCACTGAATCTTGACTTACGTTCAGCTTGTTCACGGCCTTCTGGTGTATCGTCAGTGACATTTACAGTTTCGTAAGCTTCAGTGTAATGAACGTTTTCTAAGAATAAGAAGGCAAAAGCATCACCAATATCCGGTGATTTAATTCCCATCCGTTTCATTTCGTCTTTGCTTAAGATTTTATAACGAGCAAAGTCATCAAAACGGTATGGAACGTGGATTAACTGATCTTTAATTTTCACATTGTGTTTCTTCGTTTTTATTTTAAAACGGCCACTTGCGATTGCTCGAGCTAAGCCAACATAAGCTAATGACCTTTTATTTGTAAACTCTTTTCTATTGTCATTACTAAAACATTGTGAGCCCCAATAAACAGGAACGTAGAAAATACCTTGCTTTTTAAGGTATTGGCCTAAACCTTTACCCGCCCCGTTATCATCTACAACTAAGTTAGCATTTGGGTACTGTAAAAGTAGCTCATTAATCTTTGCAAATAGTTCTAAGATATCATCTCTGTTTTTGCATAATGGAATATCTACAACTTCTACACGGCGTGCGCGCTCTCCCCATTGCGATTCACCCCAAACTTTAGAAACAACAATTACTGAATCGTCACGGCCGACACCACCACCAACGTCAACCGTAATGACATAGCCGAATTGATGGTCATCAAAAATACTGGCGCCAACATACATTTCTTCAGTTTGACGCTTGGTAATTAAGAACTCGTCTGATAAGTCTGGGAATTCACCTAGAACACGAATCTTATACTGGGCATCTTCTCTGCTTCCGTATTTTTGCCGTTGTTCTTCTAAGGACTGCTTACTAACTAGTGGTGACTCTTCACCATTAAATGTGAGAGCAATCCATACCCCACCTGCTCGATGACTTAACTTATGATGAGTTTCATAGAACATCCCCGCGTTACGGGTAGGCTGAGAGGTCATTACTGCACGGTTGTCTTCGTGCGTTAAGGCACCAAATGCTACATCAAGTACGGCATCATCTACACCACTGGCCTCATCGACCCAGACCATGTAGTTATCGCCGTGGTTACCTGCTAAGTTTGTAGGTTGATGTTTTGGTGCTGTCTTCGCAAAGACATACCATTTTTCTTTGTAGCCTTTGATGTATACAAGTTCAGATTGGTACCCAACATAATCAGCAAGCCAAGCCAAAGGCCCTTGCTTCAATCGTGCTAGATTGATACTGATTTCTTTCCACACTTGTTTCTTTAACTGCCCAATCTGCGGAGCAGTAAACATCATGATGGATTCATCAAAAAACAAGAGATGCCATAAGGCAACAATACCGGCACTGGCCGTTTTACCAGTGTTATGAAGTACTAAGTCATCTTCACCCAAGAAAAATGGATCTGGATCGAGTACAAAACCGTAATATTTACCTTCACCTAGCTCAGTAACCGATGTAATTTTTAAAGGCTTATGTTCCCCATCTATAAGCCTATAAGATGCAAACTGTTCCCTACTTTCAGGTTTAAGGTTCATATATTGAGAAACAAGCAATTCAATCTTGTCGCCCTTTGACCACCCGTTACCATCGTATAAAGAAATTAAGCAAAGAATATGTGATTTATTGAATGTATGAGCTTTACCATTCTCATATTCAAACCGGAACATTTCCTGATAACCGGTTACTGTTTTAATTACATCTAGTTCTGTCTTACCATCTGCAGCAAGAATTTTATGATTTAGATTAATACGCTCAACTGGGATAAATTCCCCATTGGCTAATTTGATTAAAGTCCCTTTACCAAAGCAACCATGCCCCGATGCTACTGAAGTACGGCTACCATCAAATGCAATAGATTCAAAAAGTAATTCTTGTTGCCATGTGGGTTCGACACCTAATGCTTCTACGGCGAAAGCATAGATGTCGTATCGATAACGCTCACAAAGTTCCCACCATTCGGGAATTTCTTTTAATGGTGCCAAAGCCATACCGTAAAAACACCATTACTTAAAAGATTGAAAAAGGAAGCATTGTTGGATCTACAGCATCTTCTTCAAACTGATTCCCTTCAGTAATTGAAAAGCCTTTGGCAATTTTCGTACTAGCCCAAACAGCTAATAGAATTGCAATGTGTCCATTGTTTAAGCTGCTGCTATCAAATTCTTGCTGAAGGCCGTTTTTATCGACCTTACGGATTTCAAGTACGTTTTTAGGGTTGTACTGGTTTAGCTTCGGCTCAATTTCAATTAACTTTGCTCTGAAACGAGCTTGGTAAATTGAAATCACTTCTTCTAAGTGCTCTTTAGCATTGAAACTTAATTGCCAATTCTGTACTTGATCCGGTGAGTCAGTTACTACAACTGTTTGATCTCTTAAATCGCTTGGTACGGGCAAATTTGAATAAACAGCTGTTTTTTGAATAACAAGCTCACCTGTATCAGCAAATGCCGCTCCAATAAGTCGAATTGGTTGATCCGAAAACCCAGCAACACGGCTGTCTATACGAATAATTCCAGACATTACATTTATCCTTAGCGCCGTTTGCGTTCTAACTTGGTTTGGCATTCAATGCAGAATTTCACGCCACCTAAAGCACGGCGGCGCTCTGGTATTTCTTCACCACATTCAACACATTCTTTTTCAGATTCGCCTTCAAAACGGCATCGGTTTGCAATTTCTTGCTGCAATAAATAATCAGCACTTTCTTGTGCCTTATCGATTAAGTCAGTCATCTATACGCTCAACTGTAATTTCACCTGTTTCTCTATCACCCTTCACACGCTGGTGATCGAGTGATGTGTACTGATCAGCTTGCACTACAACTTTGTCGTTGATTGCGGGCTGTTCCGTTGCTGAGCCGTCAGGTTCATAGCCATTACCTGTGTTGTTGTCGAATGGACCACCGAAACCGATAACGTTAGGTGTATAACCCACAAGCTGAATATCTACAGTTGAGATAGAAAGATTGATTGCTTCGCTTGGGACTGGTGATGGAAAAAGTTCATTTTCAAAAACAGTGAATGTTGAATTAACAACATGATCATTCCATTGCTGAAATGGCACATTAAAACGGCGGTTATCGCTGCTAGACATGTATGCGCAAAACTGCCCAATGACTGAACGCAGATCATTGGGATTGGTGGCAAAGAAAGCGATTTGAGCACGTACAGTTGTCGGCACCAGACGAACCTTCACCCGTTTCTCATCAATGACCGTTTCAATAAAATCAGGCACTGGTAGTAATTGATTTACATCAGGGGGTTGGTCAGTTAACGCTGTTGCAGTAAGCATTACAGGTAAAATCACTTTGGATTCTTCCTCATGCTTCTGGCTTTTTCTATATTCAGAAAGCATTGCTTCTGAATCGTCCATCATCCGTGACGGACATGCTTTTATAGCGTTACCAATGGCTCTCAACTTCCAGTCAGCCGTTAATTGGGTCTCAGGCATATACCAAGCACGAAAATTGACAAGCTGCTTATACCAAGCGTTTTGGATGCATTTAAGCGAATCGTTGGGGTAATTCATTATTACCCCCATACACTAAAGATACTGCCAAAAGACTTTTTCGGCTTTTTAGGTTTCTCTTTTACGTTTGGATTGTCCAAACTTTGAATGATTTGTTCAGCTTGTTGTTGTACTGAATCAAAACTCTTCACAGGATTTACCATACCCGTATAGAGTTCTTTTTTTCGTTCTTCTCTAAGTTGTTGCAAGCGTTTCTGTTTATCAACTTTTTCTGATAATTCACCCACTAATCCTTGAGCATTTCCTAACTCGGTTAATAGATGCAGCTGACTATTGATATTGTCGTATGTCTGTAAAATTTGATCTTCAAGTAATTGGGCAATAATAATTTCGGGCTGTGATAACTGTGAAATATCTGTTGCGCTATCAAAGCAAGAAACAACACCTTCTGGCTCTTCAGGAACAAATAATCCATCAAATAACTGACCATCACCTACATTACTTGCATAATTTGGTTGTGCAACGAAATCAAAACCAAAAAAACCCGTTGGAATTAAACGGCCACCGACATTCTTGTAATTGACTGATGTGCTAAAACCACCCGCTTGGGCTTTATAATCTTGTAATGCGATCTCACCAGGCTCGTTATCATAAAACTCTTCTCGGTGTTCAACTGTTCCATCCTTTGACGCACGTAATTCAATTGTTTTAAATGCCCGTGAAAGATATACAACTTTACCTTTAATGATCACCGTTTCAGGCGGCACCATACCATAGCGCTGTCGAATTTGATGACCGTAAAAACCTTGTAATGAATTAGTAGCAACCATTTCTTGTACATGGTCACTGTTGATCAAGTTGACCATTGCATCTACATCGACATTACTTCGATCAACACCGGTAAATTTACGGCATCGGTCATGTAAGTTGTAAGATAGAACTTTTGTCTTTCTATTTTTGCTAGCCATAAAAAAGCCCCAATGCTGTGATTGAGGCTATTGTTTCAGTTGTTCTATAGTTGAAATTTAATCAGTTCCAAATCAAATCTTTTGATCAAACTCAATTAATTCCAATAGCTTGTCATGCTGTTTATCTTCAATGGTTGCATCAAAGATGTACCCACTTTTAAGAGAAATAAAAACATCATAAAAGCGCTCATGGACCATGCCTCCTCGATGTTCACTTTCGGAGACTTGCAAACAATCCATTTGAGATAAGTCAATTAATTGAGAACAAGCACGTTTTCTACAAAAGATTTTTAATCGCATACTTCACCCAATTACTTAACAAGAGTGCCTTCAACACCACGAGCACGGCGCTCAGCTGTACGTTTATTAAATTCTTCTAGCGCACTTTCCATATAAATAATGGCTTGTTTGTTGAACTCACTCGGAAATTTTTCATCCAAGGTTTTAGTACGGTGAATAAGTACTTTTAACAATGCTTCACTAGTAACCCCATTCACCCCATGTTCTGGAATTGGGCCATCTTGAAAATGAATACTGATTTCAAAATCTTTTGCATTTTGGTTTTCAGGATTTGCTGAAATCTTATAGTAATGGCCCTGAGCATATTCCGTAATGCCTTCAACCACTTCCCCTTTAATAACTTTATCAATTTCTTGTGGTTCTAATTCATGGCTAGCATATCCTAAGAAATGATCAATTAATAAGTTTTCTCCCTGACCATTGATAGGTTCTGCGATTCCTACTAAAACATTGTCTTGAGCTTGTTGCATATAAAAAAGTCCTGAACTAATGAACAGGACTATGAAATCATTTTGTATTTGAGCGCTAACTCAACAGTTCCAATTGAATTAAAGGAAGTTATAGACTGCATAAGGCTTAGCTGCTATTGCCGCTGCAAAGCTTGTGGTGCCTAAATCTCTATCAAATGCCATTGAGTGAACTTTAACGACAATATTGGCTGGTACTAAACGGCGTAATATCGGTGACAGCTCTACCACTTCATTTGCATCAACAGTTTTATCTAAAACAATTCTAATCCGACTTGTTAAGAAGTAATTTGGCTTTTCAAAATCAGACAAATAGGCTGGATATTCTTTTAGCTTTTCCAAGCTATGCCATAGCCGGATAATCTGAAAATGATCTTTCCCCCACAACATTCGTAAAACAAACTCTAAAAACGCTAATCCTCTTTTATTACCCATGCTGCTCCAATTGGCATAGATAATTCGCATTAACGTGTCAGAGGTGTTATTTCGGCGTAATACAACAAGTCCGTTTTGTTTAGAGAACCGTTCTACAACTGTTTTACTACCGATATGAGGACAACCGTAATCCAATAAATCTTGTATGGACTGTTCAAAGTTTTGTGCAAATACTTGTTTAAATGCTTTAGCAAGTGCGGTTTGCAAGCCCGTACTCACATATTGTTCATCGATAGGCCGAGTAAAGCTTATAGGGTCCATGTAGCCCCCGAAATATCAGCGGTGCGTTCCAACTCAACAGTAATGCTGTCTTTTGTCACATACACCCACTCATTAGGCTTATTCAACTCATTTGAAAGCATAATGGTAAAGTCACTCATCCGGTCTTGGAAAGCCACAATATTGTCATTAATCAGCTTCCCCATTTCTTGCGTATTAAAGCCATTAACCAGCCAACGACTTGAGCTCAATGATTCACGCCCGTATCGTTCTACAAGTAATTCTTTGATCTGTGTCTTAACCATATCTGTGTTATGTACAGAAGCCAAAGAGCCTTTAATTTTTACTTCAATTGGCTTTTCTACAACTTCATGTACATTCACTTTACCTTCATACAAGTTATCGCAATAACCAATATACCGACAGATATCTTGTTCTAACGTTGCTTGTTCAGCTGGGTTCTTGGCAACCACCACAAGATTTAAATGATTTATGTCGCGGTATGTAATGGCAAAGTGTTGCTCTTGCAACGTTTCATTCCAGACAGAAATAAACTGTGCCCGTTTCATAAATTTTTTACGGACTGCATAGTCAAAGTTGCCGAGAAATACCGCATCTTCATCGTAAAGTGATGGATAGCTTGATAATAAACGTAATTCTGATACAGCTAACGGATCTACGCCCTCTCTAATCAGTCCACCAGCTTTAAAACGCACTGATACCCGCTGTTCATCATTAGTAAGTACATCAAGTAAGGCCGCATCTTTTAAACGATTAACATCAACTTCCCCGTATGTCTCAAGAATTCCAATTATTACCGTTTCATTGGCTTGCAGAGTACGACCAGCTCTCTCAGAATCGCCAAACTCAATAAACAATCTTCTTAGATTATCTGTAGTAATAGTTACAGCATATTCACCTGGTTCAACATTCATCCAGCGCGGCTTAATTACATAGTTATTATTGCCCTGCTTAACCGAAATATTTGCAAGTGAAAGGTCCTCTAAAAGGTCAATTCGATATTTATGGAACCCTTCAGTAACTGGTACAACATATTTAATTTCACGGTATTCACTTTGTTCTGCTATTACTTCCGCCGTCTCACCAGCTTTAACAGTAATTGATTGAAGCAACCGCCATACTCTACCGCCGCTATGGTCCTCAATCATTCGCCCTTGACTTAAGCTCACAGCATTTGTTGACCGGTTGATAATTTCTATTAAGTGCTGACACGGTGTACCTATAGGCAAAATGCCTTTATTTGTAGCATCCGCAATAATTGAGCGGTCACGTGTTTTGGTAAATGGTTCAATTGAAGCAATATCGATTTCTGGACCAAATGCAGTCAAAAAACTAGCCATAGAACGCAGCTGGTGAACGACAAGTGGATCTTGAGCTTTATAGCGTTCCTGAATCTCATAATCATCTATCGCTGCTTGGAGCTGGGCTTCAAAATCAGCTTGCGTTAATGTCATATGTCTCACCTGTTACTGATTTACCCAATCGGTCTGCTACTTGGTTAAGATCTATATTCACATTCATGATGCTTAAATGAATATGAACCGTCTCAAATCCTTCGGTTTGTGAATACAGGGCTAATTGGTCAGAGTTAAGCTCAGATAATATTGGTAGATCCTTTTTCATCTTAATAAGAAAACTATCTGCCACCCTCGAGTCTAAAGGTGCCATTAGCAAATCATAAAGAGGTGCACCAAAGTCAGAACCATACTTCCCATTAACCGGATGATTAAGCCAGTACTCAACCATGTCTAAAATTGTTTTAGATGTGATCATTAGGAAGTTGCTCTATTACTGAAAATCATCAAAAGCTTTACTAGTATTGCAGTGCCGATCTGGTAAGTTGAAAAAATGGTGAAATAGATTATGAATATCCATAATGAAACGCTTAATGCATCAAAATATGAAGCAACGTTATAGATTCGCCAATCAACAAGAATAATAGTGATCAATACACATGCCATACTTATGAAATACATATATCTGATTTCTTTAAATAAGAGGCTTATAGGCACATGACGGAATTGTTTAATATACGCAGCTTTATTCTTGCTATTCCATCCTGTAACAACGGAAAGATAAGCTAAAAATGCAAGAATTAAGACAATATCAATACCGATTTGAATTTGCATAAAAAACACCCTTAATAAGAACTGTATTAAGGGTATTGCTTTTGTATATATGTAAGCGTGAATGGTTCCATATTTGAAAATAAGAAATGCATGGATTATTATATATACAAAGCCCGCTCCACTTATGACACGAGAACGTATAGGGTCATAAGTGTAGGTTAGAAGATGTCGCAACCCATCTCTAACTACCGGGCTTTTTTTAATGCACTTCAAAAGCTGTAAGCAGCCATGCATTACTACCTTCTCGCTTAATCAATGACGCTTCATGCGAATTAAATACAATATTTATTCTTGTAGATAATCCACGTTCTGTACGCCGTTGTGTACTACCTTGAGCGATTGTTTGCACAATAGTATCCACAAGCATATGCACAACTTCATCATATGTCATGCCATCACTTTCCATACGGCGCTTGATAATATGCTTAATACCCTGTTTATCACTGCCATACTCAAAATCCACCCAGCCTAAATCATTACGATACATAGCTCTATGCACTGTGGTTTTTTCCATAATGGCTTTGTTCATTGCAGCTTTACCACGTGTGATATTTGCTGTAACTGATTTGATTGGACTCGCACTATCAAATTCAGGCTTTCCCAGTTCGGATTGACCAGCCTCCGAACTTATACCAAGTTGTTGCTTAGCATGTTCAATTTGTTCCTTCAGTTGGTCACGCTGAGCGGTTTGTTTTGCTAAATCTTCATCTAGCTTTTGTTCTTGTTCTTGTACTTCTTTAATTTTCTGATCTACAGAAGTACGGCGCGGCGGCAAACTGACTTTATCCCGTTTATTTTGTTCTTGAATCTTTGATTGTGCTTCACGGATAAGTTTAGCTACACAACTCACGGCGTTTTCAAATGTTGGCTTATAGTCATCACTAAAATCTCCTGATAGCACAATTACTTTGTCGTTCAGTTCGGCCTTGACCACATCTGCTAAAGCACGAACATAAAGTGTTAGCGTAGCGCCACCTGAAAAGAAAAATGCAACTGGTAAAACGCTAACACCAGCAACACGCTTAATTTTGCGAAATTCTGGTGTAACAATCGTTTGGCCTGTTGCTTTTTCTAATGCCGATTGGATCTTTTTAATGTATGGAGTAGTAGCTGTTATAGCTGCTAGATTAAGACTGCCCATGAAAAATAACCTCATATTAATGAGGTTATCTTGTAAGTAAATTTTTTCTAGAAATTACATAAGTTCCATTAAATTTCATTTTGTTTATAAATAAAAACCTGCATTTGCAGGCTTTTATTTTAAATTAATTAGAAGTTAATTTATTTCGGACGTTCGTTAAACTATGTTGAAACATTTGTAAACCTAATTCAGTAGAAATTTTGACAGGTTCACCATGGTGATATGTTTCAGTGTTAGCGTGATATGTGTTGCCATTTCCAACAAGATGATTTGTTTCAGCAATCTCTGTTTGCAACATTTGTATTTGATTATTAAGAGTTGTAGACATGATAGGCGCTTCCAAATTATGAACTTCTTCTCGTTTAATACTGCAATATTTTACTTCCCCTGCAGTATATTGATCGTATTTAATAGCTTCTAGGACAACAGCTATCGCATTAGGACAATCATGAATAATATGCTGAGTATGAAAACTCCCCGATCCAATTACAGTAGGAACATTAGTAATGTTTTCTATTGTAAACTCAGTGTCATTTACCATTTTAGAAACTTTAAGGCAAGAACCACTTAAATAGATTAGTGCAATAAAATCACTATTTGTTTTTTCAAGTATAGATCTCGGAAGCTCAAATTGTGTTTTATTTTGTAAGATAAAATCAATAAGGGCCTCGCTAAAATCTCTCATACAAAATAAACATCCAGCCATACCAAATACAATATCGCCCAAACGTTTCACTTTCCTAAAAGGAATATTTAGAGTAACTTCTGTACGATTTACTGTAAAGGCTATGTCGGAAGCCATGAAATGAGTATCATAAGCTGTTGTTGTCATTAACATAATCCTTAAAACGCGCGCGAATTATGCATTTATGAATAATATTTTTCAAGAACTATATGATCAATTACATTGGAAATATCAATAAAATTAAGAATTTTCTCTGTACACGACAAATTTCACAGAACCCTTATCCTATCAGGGTTCTGCCTTCTTAAAATTGCCAAAATTTCCTTAAACTCTTCTTTTTTCCCAAAACCAATTAAACGCTGAATCGCCATTTGAACATAGTCTAAACCATAGCGAAATAAACTCATTGAGAGTCGTCCATGCTTCTTTATTTTTATCGCTTTTTTTTGATCATGTTGCCATTCACCCGTTAAGTAACACCAACAGAAGCTTATAGCTAACACCGCAATCAATTTTTTCACTCGTCTAGGGTCTGTCAAGCGCGTATTTTCAAGATTAAACCCGCGTCCTTTGAGACAACTGAATAAGGTTTCAATTTCCCAGCGTAATGCATAATCCTGAATAGCATTGGCATTAAACTGAGGAGAAACGACGAGTAAAAGCTCTCCATTTTCTAACTGTAGTGCACTTATATATAGTTTCACCCGACCAACCAAAATCCGTCGTTTACGACATTCAATTTGACCAACTTTAAGATGGCGAAATAAATCACTAATTTTATGATTCTTTCCTAAATGATTGGTGACAATGAAGTTTTTTTAACACGAATGCAGAAGTTGATGTCTTGTTCAATTAACCATGTAAACCACTGCTCACCGATAAACTCTCTGTCTGCGAACACATTCACAATACGGTCTTTACCAAAAATGGCTATAAAGCGTTGAATCAAAGCAATACGCTCTTTCGTATCTGAATTTCCACGTTTATTAAGCAATGTCCAAAGGATAGGTATCGCTATTCCACGATAAACGATTGCGAGCATCAGGATATTAATATTTCGTTTTCCCCATTTCCAATTGGTTCTATCTAAAGTCAGTTGCACTTGGTCGAATGAAAACATATTGAAAATCAACTGAGAAATTTGACGATAATCAAAATACTGACCTGCAAAGAAGCGCTGCATACGTCGATAAAATGATTGTGGTAAGCACTTGATGGGCAAGGCTTTAGATGCAGAAGAAAGATTACATGTTTGCTTTAAAATAATCACAAGCATGATGAGCGCAAAGCACTTTAAATGTGACTTGTTCCATTTTAGATATTTGTTTAAGATAAGATATAACTCATTGAGATGTGTCATAGTATTCGTCGTTAGAAAACAATTATTATGACATTATTTCAATGAGTTATCTATTTTTGTCGTGTACAGAGGTATTGAAATTAAACCTAATGGAAAGAAGTATTGGCGCTATCGTTTCCAGTGGCTTAAGAAAACTCAAATGATGAGTTTAGGTGAGTACCCTATTATTGGCTTGGCCGAAGCACGTACAAAACGAGATGAGGCTAAATCATTAGTAGCAAGTGGTATAAATCCAGTCGAAGAAAAAGAAAACCAAAAAAAGGCTAAATCTGATGAGTATGAAAATAGAGTTCTCTTTAAACATGTTGCTGCAGAATATAAAGCTGAAAAATTAAATAATCGTTCAGAGAGATACCAGGAAGCTTTTCAACGCGCCCTAGATAAAGATATTTTAAAAGTTATTGGCGATAAGGATATTAAAGAAGTCACCTCAGCAGACGTTTTGACAATTATGAAAAAGACGATTGCACGAGTTAAGCGTCAAAAAAACCATGGTACCGGAGAAGTATCAGCAATCCAAAATCGTACTTTTATTGGTGGTGTTATGCGATATGCAATCGCAACACTTAGAGCTGACTATGACCCAACGTATGCAGTTAAAAACGTTGTTGAGCGTCCTGAAATAGAACATGCCAGACCAATGAAAAAACATGAAGCTGTGCAACTCAGGAATAAATTAAATAGTTATGGTGGATCTACTACAGTTAAAAATGCTGGTCTTGTAATGCTCTACTCAATGCTTAGGACTATCGAGATCCGTCGCATGAAATGGGAATATGTCGATTTTGAAGAAAGAACAATCACCTTTCCAAAAGAGATGATGAAAAAGAAACGTATTCATATCGTTCCTATGTCCGATCAAGTTTTTAATATTCTTCAAGAGCAACGCAATATTGTTGGAAATCGTGAATATGTTTTCCCAGCAATTTATCAAGATGGAATGCTCTCAGCTACTACATTGAACAAAATGCTTGATTATATTGGTTTGTCTGATGTAACAGCCCATGATTTTCGCGCTACAGCATCCACATTACTAAATGAAAAAGATTACGATGATAAATGGATTGAAAAGCAATTGGCCCACGCAGATGGTAATAAAACCAGAGCTACATATAACCATGCAAAGTATTTAGAAAGCAGACGCAAGATGTTGCAAGACTGGGCCGATATTGTTGATAGTTGGGCAGACTAATAGTTTTGCTTCTTATCAAAGGTCCATCTTTTACTATTGTAAGTCACAGTGCCATCCAAATTAATCGGCAACTCTTTTAATGAGTAGTCATAGATTTTAAGAACATTCCCATACTTATCTAAATCAGCGGGTAGATTACAAGTATTCTCCATCCTTCCCGCTTCCGAAACCATGATCATGACTTGCGACATCACAAAGCCCTTACACAAATCGAGATGTTCACATTACTATTAATAGTGTGAGCTGTGCAACCTGAGAAGATTAAACACAGCAATGTGATGATCGATGCAGCTTTGGTACGTTTGCACATATAAGTTACTTCTTTAAAAAGAGTGCTAGTTCAGCTTCTCGGCGACGAACTAGGCCCTTCATAACTTTGCCACCTGCTTTGTTCCAAACTAGGAATTGATCGGCAGCGCCTTGATAGTCACCTTTATTAAGCAACTTAAGCAATGTTGAACCCTTAAAAGCACCTGAGCCAATGTTATAAGTCAGTGATACCAAAGCATCAAATTGATTTTGATTTATCGGCACAGTCACCGATTCATTTACAGTTTTTTCAAATTTAGCCAAGTAGTGCTTAAAGTAAGTCTTGGCTTGTTCTGCTGTACAAGTATCGCCCTTCTTGACCTTCACGCCATTTGGATAAACTGTGGTGCCAGTGCCAATGGTCCAGACTCCTACACCATCGTCATAAGCTGTGAATCGAGTGCCTTCAAATCCTGAGATTAGATCTACACCAACATCACTTGTAGTCATGCCAGAAGGTGCAAGTTTATCGACCACCTTATTTAGATCATCTACTTGTGCTTGTGTAAGCTTGCCACCTGCAATGACACGAGCAGCATCGAAGAAGTTTTTAACTGTCATGGTCCACCACCTGTAATATCATTCTTAGCCTTCTTAACTTCTTTAATTACTTCGACAATCGTCTTACCTTCTTGTTTATCAATGAAGTTGAAGATCCATCTGACTAAAGCCCAACCGGGTAAACCACAAACAAAGAAAAATCCACCTAATGCAGTCATCCCCCATATATCTGTAACCCACTCATGAAGTCCCCACTTCACAATAATGAATGAACCCCCTGCCAAACTCGATACAACCGTACAAATCATCCCAACAGCCCACTCTCTCGGTGAACGTGGCATGCGTGTCATCATCACAACCATTGCAACCAATGCGATTGCAAGCGTAATCATGATTGCAGCACCGTAAAATTTTAAAAGTGCTGTAAAACCGCTAGTGGAAACTGGTTCCATTTATTTCTCCAGAAAATTTAGGTAATAAAAAAGCACCCGAATTGGGTGCTATGAATTAGATAAATTTAAGCTTCAGAAGTACTTTGAGTAATCTGATTTGTATAGTTCCAAACTGTGTTTTCCCATACATCACGTGCAGCAACACGAATGTAATATGGGGTAGTTGGTTGTAGTCCTCCAAAAGTAGTTGTTAAATCTGTGCCAGTCCATGAAGGCGGCATTTGTGTAGGATCAAAGTTAGGTGTAGCGCTTAGCCACACTGCATAGTCTTTCAGATCCGGTACTTCACTAGGCACCCAATTCACTGTAATAGAATCTACAGTTGCTGCTGTGTACACATTGAGAAGTACTGGTGGAACGGGATTACTAATACTCAATTCAGCAAAGGTACTAACTTGGTCACCACTCTTGCTAGCCACCCGAATTGTATAAGCACGGCCGATACCATCAGTTTTAGCCTCTTCTATCGAATAGCTATAATCCGTATTTGTTGTATCAACTTGACGAATCATTGCCCCATTAGACCAGACCTGAACACGATAACCATCTGCACCGGTTGAACTCTGCCATTGAACTTTGAAAGTGGTACCAACAAACGGGGATTGAAGCGATAAGCCTTTAACGCCTGCAGGACGTCCACCACTTAAAGTATAGCTATACGCCGTAACCTCATCTAAGGTCTGCTCTTTACGCTCCAAACCATTAAAGCTTGTGAACTTTAAAAAGATTTGTTTTTCTACTAGACCCTCATTGTACGGATATTTGAATATAGCTTTATCCAAACGAACAAATGGCTCACCAGCGTTGTGACTTTGTGCATCATCAAAACGTCCACGTAAAACATCACTTAAGGTATAAAGACCAGATCCGTTTAAGGTGGCCACTTGATAATTAAAATACTCATCCCCCACTTTACAAAGTGTTTGGTCAGCTTGAGCATCTTCTAATGTTCCACTGAAGATCTGGCTTGCTGTATTTAGCTCAACCTGTAATGTCGCGTCATCTGCATCAATGGCGGTGATAAGCTGCCCATAACGTGCAGATCCATAAATTGTGCCAATCATTTCATATGTCGTATTATCAAGGCTTGCCCAAACATTACAGCCGCCCCAATTAACGCCACCTGAAACTGCCACCCAAACTTGACTCTTACCATCTGTAAGTTCTAAAGGTGGTTCAAAGATAGCTGGAGCATTCACATTACCCGGCTCTTCATTTCCGCCCTGATAACCATTTGACGCTTGAGAGTCATACTCAATGGCAGATCTTGAACCTACGGCCAGTTCTTCAGCCGTGATAGTTAATTCACCGAAGTCATCTTCCTCAATACGTGTAATACGTACAGGAAATTGAATTAAGCCCAATGCTTCATCTGTAATAGTGACAATATCCATTGGCTCTAATCGGCAGTACTTCCAACCCAAATCAAATTCATACTCATTGCGAACATAAAGCAGTCGTTGTAAGCGAAGTTGTGCAGCATGACGTGCTATCTTCGGTTCACAAAAATAATGGCATTCCACAGGATCCTCGGTACGCAAGCCAAACATTTCAATATTTGCTTGGTCCTTGGCTTCTGTTGTTTCAGTGTTGTACTGGTTATAGCGATTAATGTATTCAATCTGCACATGATTATAGGCATCTGTATCACGGCTACGGCGCACACGTACTGGCTCATCCTCGCCAATAAAGTCATTATCAGTTAAGTGGTAAACGGGTGTGAGATCAGGTGTAAAGGTAACGCCGTTACCCGTTATTGCAGAGTCCCCAAAAGAACGGATCTTTAAGCCATCCGGGCTTGGTACCACAGCACAGTTAACAGCCTCAACAATCTCATTGATAGTTTCATAAGCTGGGCGTTGTTCTGTGAATGCAGGACTAATCAAGAGATTAGCTGCCCGGCAATAGGTTCTAAACTCTTCTAGATCTGCAATGTTAAGATTTGGGGCTGCGCCATGTCGTGGGTGTGTAATAAAATCTTCAATAACATCTGCCGGGTTAGCATCATCAATTGTGTCAGATAGCGTGATAGTACTGATCACTTCAAAATTATGATTTGAAAGGCTGGCGCTATTACCCATCTCATAATTAGCTACAGCTACATATCCCAAATACGGATAATTAATTGCCTGTTCTGGATGCTTTGATACTAGCCATCCCCACGGCGGATTATTATTTCCATCGAATAATTCAAATTTTAACTGGTCGATAGGATCTAAAGTTATAGATCCTTCTTGTTTAGGCACATATTGCTCTTTATCTACCCAAATTAGGCCAATCTTTTTAATCTGGTTTTCACATAAACCGAGCATGAGAGAGGCGCTATAACTAAAGGTGGTATTACTGGTTTTAGTACCCCCACCCTTACCACCAGACTTTTGAACTGTTGTATGAGGTGTAGCTGTAAAATCTCCATACCAAAACATATTAGCCGCAACACGGGTTTTGCCATAAACCAATGGCTGGCAAAGCCCATAAGCTGACTGCTGGATCCGCATAGAGTTAATACGGGTATCCGTTGTACTAATTGTAGTACTACCAAATAATCCACCCATTTATTTAAGCCTCTTCATACGAAAAAACCCGGCAATTCGCCGGGCTAAACTTCCTTTTGTTCCATCTTGGATAATGACTCCCTGATGGAGGTAACTGTGGATGACCTGTGGCCATTCGATAACAATTGCACCATGACTGATGCATTTGCCAAAATGATATAAAACAATGTCACCAGGTTGTGGGGGACCATCAATTGGGTCACATACACCTAAAATGAGTTCTAAATAACGTTGCCCCATCTGGTGCATGTGCCAGTCAGGAGGATAAGGCCGTGGATCTAAATGATCCATGAGTCCAACTTTTTCATAGACTTCACAGATCAAAGTACCGCAGTCCACCCCCACACCTTTTACTCGCCCTTGATGATGGTAAGGAGTACCAAGCCATGTAAGAGCTTCTTGAACAGCTTCTAGATTTTTCATACTACATATTTTCGAATAGTGGGCAAATCAAACTTGACCAAAGTGCAGCACCATTATCATTTAGATGAGTCCCATCTTGACTCAATGTTGAGCCACTCGAACCTGATGCTTGCATTCCAGCCCAGTATGTCCCGTAAAACTTTTCAGTAATGTTTCTGAATGTCGGCGTTATTGGGATGTAGATATAGTCATGTTTAGACTTCATATAAGCATCAACAGCTTCATAGTTTTCAAAATTTGTTTTTGCTCGCCCAACATTTACATTATCGATTACTGAGCCATTTTGAGCAGCTTCAGAAACCACGCCGAACTTTGGTTGATGTGTGACAGAGTCCCACGCATTTGCTAAAGATGAATGGGCAGATAAAATATCTCCATAAAAAATAACTTCACAATTTTTGTATCCAGCCGATTTGGCATATAAAGATGTGGGCATATCGTTAAATTCATTGAAGTAAGCCCGTTTTGCATTGTTTACATAATACAAAGGATCTTTAGTTAAAGCTGATGGTTCAGATGCCCCCCAATTGATAACCGTTATTTCAGCTAAAAGCAGGTCGGGGTTAAACGCCCAAATATCATTATCTTGATAAATTTCAAGTCGATTACCATTCGGATCCCCCCACTCATGACCACCTCTTGCGCTATTAATTAAGGTAAACATGAACTCTCTAGGAGACCATTCAAAACCTACCACATTAAAACGATCCGAATTATTTCCCTTTGAAATAGTGATCGTTTTAGTCATACCAAGTGAATTTATTCCACCCACGGCTTTGTTTTTACAACGCATTTTTAAGCGCTTTTGATATTGAGTATTTCCTTTTGTTTCGGTCGCTGGTGGTTCATACATTGTGAAGGTTGCACCATTGGCTTCAACCCATTCTGAACCATTAAATACTTCAACTTTTTCATTACCTTCAGCTATAGAAATTGTGCAATTTCCACATTGTGAATCTGACCGATACACAAAATTGAACTGCCAAGCATCTGCAGGAATTGACATTGATACGCTTGCATTTGCATCAGTCGTTGTCTTTGTTAGGCCATTTTTAACGTGCGCATAATCATCCCAAACATAATTATCGAGTTGATTTAGAACCTGCCAATTATTTGATGAAAATACTAAATCAGAATGATCATAACGCCGATATTGCTGACCATCCCAATGCTTTATAAAAGTATCAAACAGATTTGATGCAAAATCATTTGTATGCATGCATGGAGGTCTAGTGGAGGCATCAGTTCTAGCACTTGTATACATATTACCCTGAGTTAGAGAAGTGCCCGTCAAAACAACTGTAACATCTTTATTTTTATCTTTAAATTTCTGATAAAAATTAGGACATTTCTCACGTAGTTTGTCAAAGTAATTTAATTTCGGAAAAACACTACGAACTGTTTGATCTACAACGGGAATCTTGGACAAAAGTGCGTTAGATAATCTTTCAACTTTAAAATTGACAGCATAATCATATGTACAGTTGACATATAACTTAGATGCATTGGCCGGTATAGTGATAATATAATCTTCATCAACACTATCAGAAGCTTTGAATTGCAATATATTGCCGTCTTTATCAGTAATATAGTGCTTACCAGCTACGCCAAAAGTCTTAGTGTTAATTGAATAGCTATGACCCTCTTTAACATCAAAATCTAATGCAAATAATGCGTCATTTGACTCTTTTCTAATGATATTACTTGGGGCATAAAAGAATGTGTAATCAAGTACAAAAGCGCCATCAATTAAACTCTTAGCTAAAGCATCGCTAATTTTTTCAACTTTGAAGTTATTACGTAGAGTATAAGCGCAGTTGACATATAACTTAGCAGCATTATTTGGGATGCGAATAATAAATTCTTTGCCGCGATCTCCAGATGGTTCAAGTGTTATAACTGCATTAGAGCTATCTGCAATTATGTATTGAGGTGCAGTGCCATATGTAGATGTGCGAATAAGATAAAACTCGCCACTTGCAACATCAATACTCTTCGAGAAAAACCCGCTATTTGTATTTGTGATTACACCACTGTTATTGGAAAAGAATTGAAAGTCATTTGCTCCAAGTCCCGCAAAATTCAAATTAACGATTTCATTATTTAGCAAATATAATTTAAATCCTGCATAATCTTTCGTGCAGTTTACATATAGCATTGTGCCATTTTGCGGGATTTTGATTACATAGTCTTGTTCCAAAGTTTCATTAGAAGCAAGTGTTTGCAGCACATTACCGCCAGAATCAGCTATATAATAAGATCCTACTACACCGAAAGTTTTTGCATTAAATACATACTTTTGCCCTGATTGAACTTTAATTGAAACTGCAAATAAAGCTGAGTTAGCTTCTTTGACAATTATATTATTGGGCGCGTAATAAAAAGTATTTAATTGACGCATGTTTGTGTTTGCTAAAACATCAACTAAATCCCGTGAAGCTACTTCATATTTCAGGAAGTCAACTAATTGATCCTGAGCATTTTTAAAACCTTGTTCGGTCACTCCAGAACCTGTGAACTGTTCTTTATTTGGTAATGGCATTTTCTCACCCCATAAAAAAACCCTGCGGTTAGGCAGGGTTCTTTAACAATATATAAACTTAAATTGAAGTTTCTGGAACCGGCACAAACGGCGCACCACGGAAACGGGAACGGTTATTGAATCGATTAGTACAGGTATCAAGACGCTTATCACAACCCGGATAAACACGAATCGCCTCACCTATCTCTGGCATTTTTAAAAGCGGCAAAGTTAGGATGAGCGAACCAGCTTCATGGAGTCGTACAGTTCGTTTAATTCCAATATTTGCGCCTTCTAAAAACTCCACAACGCCTTGAGTAAACCAGCCTTGTGGCTGGCTTAACTCACAAAGAATGCGGTTAGACGTACTATTAACACCAATGATCGTATTTACAGCAAAATTAGCACTTAGTAGTCCACATGCACTATCAAACAGAGTGTTTAAGCATCCTGGTGTGTATAGATTCCGTGGCATTTGAAGTTTTAAATTATCAACATCAGAAACCACGCTTGCGTTAATTTCATATCGATTAAGCTCAGGCTCAACAATACGCCCTTCAAATAAAACCAAAGTGCCAGCACTAGTATCGGTAGGAGTATTCATATCCATGAAAATTCGTTCCAACTTAAACCGAGCACCATCTAAAATTCCGTTATGAAATGCCTGAGCTATGGGTACATCGCCGAACTTGGTATTTTCAGTTGCCTCAATAGTGATAGATAAGTTATCTACTTCAATACCTAAAGAAAGGCTAGTCCCCTCTCGGCTGATAATTGGTCCATCAGCACGAAACTCCTTACCTTGCACCGTCAAATGAACGTCATAGCTTGTATAGCGATACTCAATGCCCTGTATAGTTGTGATGGTGTAAAGATCAGCCATAATGAACTGATCGGCATCTAACAAGGCGATAAGTTGAGGTGATGCTTGTCTCATATCTTAGTTCCCAATGATCCGATTAGCTCGACCTTTCCAGCTTTCCAAAGTTTATGCATGAAGTTGACATACTGCTGTGTGTCATCTTTAAAGCGGCATCGATAGTAAAAAGTACCCGATACAGTTACCTCTACACCTTCATCGATCGGCTGTGAAAGTACATATTTACCATCACTCGTTATCTGAGCAGATGCGTTATTCCACATAAGCTTTTCTTGGTTTGTATTCCACATTGTTTTAACCGGTGTTTGATTCCACATGTTGGGATCAACTTCACCAATAATCTGCTCTTGTGTATTACCTAGAGGTAATTGGCTGGTATACATGTCTTTGTAAAGCTGGAATGTAGTTGCGGCCCCATCTCCAACAAACGTGCAATTAAATTCATTATCCTCAGGCATCTTATAAAGAAATGAATCAAATGCTCCACGGCGCTCTAAATAAAATCCTTGAAGTTGCTGCAATTCCTTTCTCCCCTTATTTTCACGCAAAAAAGCGTAAGACAACGAGATTTCATATTTCGGTGCGGCCTGAAAGCTCGCACGGAGCTCTCGGCCATTAATAGAAGTCATGATCTTGGTATTGAACATCGGAGTTATCGAGGTATCCCACTCAAGACCGGGTAATTCTGGAAATAATACGTTTGACACTTACACCCCCTTATTTACCATTCTTACCAAAGCCGCGAGCATAACTATTCAGACCACTAGCGACCGCACGGCCATTATTCTTAAACAATCGTTGAATACTCTTCGCATCGACTGCACTAATATTAATGGTCGGTCCGGCACCTCCGCCTTCAGCTGCTGAAGCTGCTCCAAAACTTGCACCACTACGCATGGCTTTACCCATTTCACGAATGGTATTTGCATGTTGTGAAGGTAAAACCATTTCGTCTTCATGTAGCTGGGTGACTGGATTAACACCTGATGGAATGTCGTAACCGCCTCGAGCAGATTTGATCTTGCCTGCTAAACCAGCAACCAAGCCAAAGGCAGCAGCACCGGCACCAACGGCCAGAATTGGACCAATGTATGGAATAGCAACCATGGCTTTAAATGCACCTGCCATAGCCTCCCATGCCGACATCATGATTCCTTTAATTGCTTCAGCTGCTTTTAATCCCAATCGAGCTAAACCACCCGCCGCAGTAACACTGGTACGTGTTGCCTCACCTGCGATTGTTGCCCCCGTTTGTGCCGCTTGGCCAGAAGCTTCTGCCGCCGTTTCAGCACCAACGAAACCAAGCTTTCGCGCTAACTTAATCGCTTGGATTCTGAGCCAACCTTGTAGTTCTTTAGTAGCCGACTGCAATGCAAATGCACCCATGTCAGCTAGCACTGCTTTAGTTGCATTACTCCAAGTCAAGGTGCCATTCATAAGTGACTGAATACCTTGATCCCAAAGGTTTGCAAGCCGAGAAGTAAACCCACCGAACTTAGCCTCAAAGTCTTTCATTTCCGCATCACTGATTAAGCCCATAGACTTAGTGTCAGCAACTTTCTGATCTGTCTCTAAATCAGAAATATTGTTTGTGATTTGGTTTTGATTGCCTTGTTTGCCAGTAATGTTGGTCTGCTCATTTTCCAAAGCTAAACGCTCTAAAAGACCTTGCCGCTTAATTTCACGTAATTGATCTTCGAGCTGTTTCTCTAATTGAACTTTGCGAACGTTTGAAATTTTCTTGGCATCATATTCAGCTTGGATCCGTGCAGCTTCGATTTCATAAAGTCGTTGTGCTTGCTGTTGATAATTGTCTATTTGTTCTTCACGAGCTTTTTTGTATTCCTCAAACTCTTTTAAACGAATAGCAATGATCTTGTCTGAAGCATCCTTTTCGGCTTTGACTTTTGCAGCTGCTTTTTCATCTGCAGTCATCTTGGATTTCTCAATCTCATCTAATGCCTTTTGCAGATCTAAAGCGACTTTCTTTTCTTCGGATGCATATTTATACCGAATATCAGCCAGCGCTTTAGCTGCCTGCTCAGCCTGTCGTTGACGCTCTTTAGCCTCTTGTTCAGCTTTGGATTTTGCAGATGATTTAGAACCGCCTTTATCATCCTTAACGCCTGTACCAATCCCCTTATTAGGATTTGGAGGCGGAGTGCCAATTCCAATTTTTGGCGTATCTGGTTTTTCAATGGGTTTTGCAGGATCCTTAAACACATAGTTGGTAATCTTCTGATTACCCGCTGTAGTAACCTCAAGAATTCGCTTTCCTGCTGTGACAAGTGAATTAGCTGCTGTGGTCGCGCCAGCGTTCCAAGAGTTTTTAAGATCAGCCATACGGCCTTTCATTTGGTTCGTGTAGCGTTCAGTAATCCCACCTAATTGAGATAATCCTCCCTCCCAAGCTGCTTTCGCACCTGAGAAATTGAAGTGAAGAATATTATTAACAACACTTCCAAAAGTTTGGAATTTAACTTGAAGTACATCTAAGCCGAACTGAATAGTGTTTCGCACCATATCAAAGCCGGCCATAAGACCATTAAAAGCAATGATTAAAGCCTGACAAACTGTGACAACCACAGCACGGATAATTGCAAATGCAGATTGGATAGCTACCTGTAAACCTGTTGCAACCACCCCTAAAGCTCTTAAAGCTACTGAGACAGCATCCATAAAGCCAATTTGTGATAATGAGCCGTCACCAATATCACTAGTTAAATCCTGCCAAATCCCACCAATGGTATTAAAAATATCCTCAGCAATACTAAAGAGACTGCCAAAAATACTAAGAATAGATTTTATGGAATCATCAATTCCTTCTTTAGATTCAACTGCAAAATTTAAAAATCTATTCGCCAAATCTGTCAACGCTGGTGCTGCTTGAGCAGCCATTCGAGACATAACACCTTGCACAGTTGAGTGAATAGTCTCTAAAGCTGTATTGAATTCCTTCGTTGACTGCATTGTTTCTGAGCTCATGATCACCCCTAAGTCATGAGCTTGTTTTGCGTATTCCTTTAATTTTTCGGCATTATTATCTAAAAGTGGTGCTAACAATGTCGCATCATCAGCCAATGAATCCATGTAAAAAGTCATCTCGGCTTGAGAAACATTAGCCTTTTGAAGGGTTTGATGATACTTCTCAAGAATTTGAGGCCCAGATAAACCTTGAAATTCTTTAGCAGTTACTCCAACTTTAGGGGCGATCTTTTCAAAGAAGTCGGCCATTTCTCCGCCGCCCGTTTGCATAAAATCACCAAACTTATCGTTTACATCTTTCATGATGTCCGAAAGTTTATCTTGCTCGACACCTACCTTCTTTGCAGCAAATGCCCACTCTTGAAATTCCGTAGTATTTGCATTTGCTAAACGTGATTGTATTTCTATTTCTTTTGACGCTTTCCCAACTGCTGAAACTAAGTCAGGTATTGCACCTATAGCTTCAGCTGCTGTTCTAGCCAATTCCTCACCAACACCTAAAAGAAAGCCACCTTTAATTAGTGAGAAACCACCAGTTAATGAATCTTTAATATCATTGCCTACACTCTTAAACTTATCTGAGATGTTGTTTGCAAAATTATTAAGTTCTGAACGTATACCTGATAAGTCGATTTTAAGATCAATGGCTTGACTGGAATTTTCAATTTTCCTTGAAGAATCTGAAACTATTTTTTCTGCATCTTTCATCCCCTCTTTTAGTTCAGAGGTCTTGGCACCGACATGGACTTCAACACGGTTATTATTTGCCATAACTTCCTCACAGGCATAAAAAAAGCCCCTTTAAAGGAGCTGTGGAGAAATAAAAAAGCCTTGCTATTGCAAGGCTTTAAGAATTATTTATGGCAAATTAATTAGCCATATTTTTTTGCAAAATCTTCATCAGAACTGCATAGGTAAAGTATACCCTCGATAAATGCGATAATAGCTGGTATAAAAGTCCAGCAGAAAATAAGGTATAGGATACCTTGGCCAACTCTACCCAAATAGAATTTATGAGCCCCAAACCCACCTAGAAGCAAAGCAAATACACCAGCAGCCACCTTACTTTTTCGCCCAGTGATTCTAACATCTTGCTGTCTTACACCACATTTAGGGCAAATTTCTGCACGAACATCAATTTGCTGGCCACAGGCATAACAAAATTTTGTTTGAGTCATAGTTTCACCAATTATTATAAAGTCCGTACAATTTAACAAACTGGTTACTTAATGTCACATTAATATTTTAAAGGGCAGCCTCAACCACCCTGTGGAAAATTCGACAAAACTTCCAGCATATCGTCCTCGTCATCATCTGAAACGGTGATAGCTTGCGGAGTTTCATCAATTCCCATAAATGCTTCCAAAATACGGCAAAGCCGTTGTATCCCAATATGCGCGGGAGGGTTACTTTGCTGATACGCACTTAATGCTCTTAATCTAGGCAGGTCCATTTCATTACGTACATAGTCGTAATCTTTACCCATCGTTAGTACTAAATGCGTGTACAGCTCCTCCCAATCTATTCCCCCGAACCACCTGCAGCGTTGTCTTCATTTCCTTTAAGACCAGACACAGACATTACAGCTTCCATAACTTCCGTGAGTTGATCCATATAAATCATGTCAGCAACATCATCACGTGTGATATCCGGGTAATTGCGCTTAAGCGACTTAAACGCAACATCAATCACGGTACCCACATCATCGGGCTTAAATGCTTGAAGAGCTGGCAATAACTTTTCAACCGCACCAAGTGACAAAGGAGCAAATACAAATGGCTGACCATCAATAATAATTGTTGAGCCACGTGGGTTATCAACTTGCTTAAATTGCATCTGGTATTACTCCGATAAATCAATTTTGAAAACACGGTTAAGATCATCAGCCATAGGCTGGAATTCAAACTCAGGAATATCGTAATCGTCCTGTTTTGAACTGAATCCAAGTTTGTTACTGGTACAACGGAAGAAATTCATATGCATGAACTTGCCTTTGTAATCACGTTGCAGGTCAACGGCAAACTCTGGCGTATAACCCATATCTAGGTTAGATACAGTGATTGACTTAGCACCCGCCACCATTGCTGAATAACGGAAGTTAATAAATACCGTTTTACCTGCATCTGCAGCAGCAAATGTATAAGCACCGGTTGCCGCATCTACACTGTATTGCCCTGTTACTGGCGCTGAAGCTACACGTTTAAGTGGGATTGCTTTAGCATCTGTTACGCCTAGATCCTTTACATATGTACCGCTGTTAGGAACAACCGGTGTAACAGTGCCACCAGCCGGAATCACTTCACCCTTAATGGTTTGGGAAACTGTTTCGATTCCACCTTCAGCAACAACACCACCGAAGAAAATAGAATTTAACAATGTACCGTTAATACGCCCGAAAGAAGCTTTACATTTAATGGTACCTTTACCACGCGCGGCATCTACGGCGAACTGTCCACGACCAAAAAGCTCTTTTAAGTCATAGCTAATATCTACACCAACGGATTGCATAACCCCCACTTCAACTGGTGTGGGATTACTAATCGGTTGCCCGTATACATCTTGAATCGGTGTAGCAAAAATCTTGCCGGCACCAAATAAATACTGAGCCATTTATTTTGACCTCTCTAAAATGACAAAACCGCCATAGAGGCGGTCATAAAATGAATGTTTTGTTAATTGGTTGTGAGGATCCGGATAGGGATAATGGCAATCGCCTGATCATCCAGCATGTTTTCTACTGCTTCATATACTTCTACGGTGCCCTCGATCCAGCAGTGCTCTACCAAACCACCTAAGGTTTGATACTCACTAAAATCAGGATGGTCTGGCTTAATAGCTTCACGTACACGATCGATGAAAATATTCATCTGTGATGATGGGGGCTTAGCTCTATCAGCCTCATGGATGTAGATATAAACTTCAGCAGCAAGTTCAACTTTTGAATCCATACCATGTACCGGTACTTCTTGCTGATTGCCTTGAGTGATAAATATGGCAGGCCGTTCATCAGGCAATACATTATTAAAGTGACGTAAACGGCGACTTACTGTTTTGAGCCCTTCTACCCTTGTACTTAATCGATCAAACAGCGCTTGATAAATTGCTTCACTATCCACCTGCTATACCTCGCTGAATTGCTGCATCAATATTTTTCGGCACAATCTTGGCCACGATATCCAGTGAATCACGCATGAAACGCAATTCTTTAAAACGAACATTCCTTGAATGGACCTTAATATTGACCTGAACCGGTGATATAGGTCGGCCAAAAGCCTGCTTAATAGTTCTTAAATGGGCTTTAACACCCAAAGCTCCATTTAGGCCAAACTCATGTGCAGGTGCATATGGGACCAATGCACCACCAGCACCTACGGTTCCCTCAATGGAATCCTTATCCTCATCCACTTTAGATGAAACAGATCCACGCAAGCGGCCAGACTGTACGTTCAACCGTTGGCCACTCAACATATCTTCCTGAACAATCCGCTGTAAGCGCAAAGTAAGAGCGTTAATCGTGCGTCTTATTTCAAACCTAACGCGATTATTCATCTCATCAAAGTTGACTTGGCTTTCAACACGAAAATCGCTCATAGCTTAATTACTCTTTAGCAGAGGCGGTCGATTTCTTAGGCTCAACAACTTCAACGAAACGCTCAAAACCTAAGGGCTTTAACATATGGATAATGTCATTATCAGATTCTAAAACGCCGTTTTTGATATCTAGGTTTTGCCCAGCAATAACGATTTTGGTTGGCTTGTAACCTTCTGGTGCCTGATATTTAAAAGGCATGGGATTCTCCTATACAACAAAAGCACCAACGCCTAAACGATTAGGATTTGTGCCTTCGTCATCGATTGGAATGGAATTTTTTAAAGCAAGATAGCGCTGGCCATACATGCTGAGATCATAGAAAGCTTCTTTCGATGATCGGGAATAACTCACGCTTTGGCCGGCAATTGTCATACTCGAGGCGGTACCAAAAGCAGCACCATTGCCGCTTACGGTACCAACTTTAAGAATGTGTGCTGCATATAGACCTACAGCACGTTCCTTTAATGCCCCGAACTCAATTTGAGAAACAATCAGATCCGCCTCTTCTAATGCATCCTGAATTCTCTCATCTGGCAAAGACATTAAACTCGAATCAGTCGAGAACTTTTTACGAAACGTTTGTACGTCCATATGTCTACCTTATTCCTTAGCTTGAGCTAACTTAGCTTGTAACTGCTCAAGTGTTTCATCGTCACTGAAGGTTACTTCAAGCTCTGTTAATTCAGCCTTCACGGCGGCCAAAGCATCTTCATCAGTTGGCTTTTGCTGCTCACCTGCTGCATCGTTTTGCTTGCCGCCTTTACCGCCACGACCACCAGTTTTACCCGCTGTTTTTGGCTCATCATCTGGGATTTCCTGAACTTCAAGTTCACCGATATCAATAAGATGTTTAGCAAACTTATTTTTAGTGAGCTTCTTGTGCGCTTCTTCATCCACAAGAGTTGGTGTGCCTGTAGGCAAAACAGCAATACCAGAAAAAACAAAAGCGGCCTGTAAGCCGCTATAGATATAAGTATATTTCATACTGTTTTAATCCTTACACGTGATCCAAGTAACGGAGAGAATCAACACGCTTCAACCATACGCCCTGATATTTGTAGTGACCAGGCACTTTAATATCCACACCAACTGGTTGAGCTGCCAAGAAAGTGACGTCATCACATTTCATTTGGATGCATGACGGATCACGGCGGTAAATAATAGAACGGTCAGCACCTGCTGTACCTTTGCCGTTTGAACGACCTAAACCACGAATGGTTAACGGCTTACCTTGGGATGCGAAGATGTTATTTTCTTCAATGAATTTTAAGAAAGTCTTTCCGCCAGAATCAGCTACTACACGGGTAGAAAGGTGTAAGTACTGATTTGATGCCATCAAATAAGTATCTGGCTGTACAGACACATCCCCATCGATAAGTTCTTCAGCATCTGCCAAGCTTGCGTTGAAGTCACTTAATACTTCTTCAATGGTTGCTGTAGCCCAGTTATGTTGGGCTGTAACAATGGTTACACCAGTTTGATTTAAGAAGCCTTTAACCCCTGTAAGCTCGTTGCCATACCATGCAATATTGCTTAAGTGTTTTTCTGCAGCTAATCGCGCCGCTTGCACTTTGTCAGCTTCAAGCGGAATATTCATTTTTTGAGCTGTTTCTAATTCAAGAACTGAATACCAATAGCTGATGGTACCAACCTTGATAGGCAGTGAAACACTGTCATAGTCCACTTCTGCCACAGGGATGTCATTACCTGTACCTGAATGGTCCTTACCAATGCCAATGCCTTTTTTACGTGTAAGTACTTCACCACCACCAAAAACACCATTCACAGGTTTAACAGGAATGTATTTAGCGTAATCCATCACTTGCTGAAGCTGAGGATCCATTTCGTTAAACTCTTCCAATTTAACGAATAATTGGGCTAAAGCATCAAGGTTAAACGCATCACCAATAGTTGCCTGTACCACTTGAGCTACTGGTGTTAGACGTAGCTTCATTGCTGCCAATTTACTCATAATTATTATGCCCCACGTAAGCGAACAGCAGCTAAGCCCTGTTCATTTGAAATTGTTTCCCAAGATGCGTTCGGTAACTCTGTACCGTCCAAAGCTGTTGGGGATAGAGAACCTAACGGCGCTGCTGTGGTACCGTTAGCTGTTTTGACATAAACCTTTGCGTTGATGTCAGTGACTGGTGCCGTGACCTTCACGTAAATCGAGCCGATCGTCATAACCGGTGCTACATCAGTAGCCTTATAGGCTTCTTTGCCATCAGCCGTTTTGCCTGACTTACCTACGCCGTGACGTACGATAATTCCAAACTTGGTATTAGTTGCACCAGTTACCGCTGAAACTGTTTTTCCATCCGTACTACGTACAACCACGTCACCATCGTTCACCAAACCGGTACCAGCCACAGGCAGGGATAAAATATCCTCTGGCCCAATGAGGTGAAACTTCATACCGGGTGCAGCATCGTATTGCTTAACCATGATTTACATCCCCTTAGATTGTTTTGTATGCGTTTTCTTTACTGTAGGTCTTTTCATCCCCACCGCCTGCTGGGTTGCCATCACCAGTTTTAACTTGCTGTTGCTGGTGAAGTGCATCACCTACAGGGTTATAAGGTTGAGTACCCTTCACAGCACAGAGTGCACGGAAAGTTGTATCGATCTGCTCAGGCTTTGCATCGCCTACCGACACGCTACCCATCAAAGCTGTTACTAATGCATCACCCGCTTTAGCAGCAATTACATCACGTTTGATTTGCTCGCATGTGCAGCCTTCAGTTTTAACTGTTGGCACCAATGCTTTAGCATCCGCAATAACAGCAGCACGTTCAGCAGCAGCTTGCTCAAGCTTTTCAGGCGTCATCTGGTTCTTTTCCAGATCACCTACTTTTTGCTCCAGTGCTGTTTTTTCGGCATGTAACTGATCTACAACCGCTTGAACTGCGTTCAATTCATCACCGATAGAAAATTGCTTATCACCAACTTTAAGTTTTGCAGCCTTCAAGTTTTCCAGCTGCTCTTGTTGCTGCTTTAATGCATCGGCCAGAGGCGTGTTATCGCCGATGTTAAAACGGATACCGTTTACAATTACTTCCATTGTTTTATTCCCCTTTGGTGGAGTTTGCTGTTTGTCACCGATGCGGCAATCACCACCACAACGGCCATATTTAACGAGTGCTACGTGATTGCCAATAAAATTGATAAATTTGGCTTGATACGGCGTGCCATCTGGCGCAGTACCCTGCTCAACGATTAATAAGGCTCCATAGCCAAGCGACATTTCTAGCCGCTCGTTGCTTTGGATCAGATCAATACTGATCTTGTCTTTAATGAGCAAATCACCAACCAGATAATCGCCTTCCTGCCGGACGTTCTCACAATAGCCAATGTGATAATCCTTCCAGTTAGAAGCGTTAATTTCATTTTTAGGCGGGTGATAGTCTGTAGCGTCTACACCATTGAAGCTTTGAATAGCCTCAGGCTTGAAAAGCTCTTCTGCTGGCGTGTAGACATTAATGACTTGATCAGCGGTATAACCTTCCAGTGATGGAAACTCATACGCATAGTACTGGCGTACTTGAGGCGCCTTAGCTAAGCGAACATTGACGCATTTCAGATACCCCTCTTTGGTAAATGAGCGTGTCGATTCGCTTGGCGCAAAGTCACCAATTTTGAGTTGGTAAATGGTTTTCATAAATTGCGCTCAATAAAAAAACCACCCGAAGGTGGCCTTATCAATTTTCAAAATTACGTTCTTGAATAGGTAACAGAAAAGTCTTTAGCAGAACCGAAATCAACACCATCAATAAAAATATTACTTTTAATGGGTTTGATATTTGGCGACTGTAATCCTTTTAAACTCTCCACCACCTCTTGAAACTTTTCTGCAGCTTTACCGGCTGCCTTAGCTAAATCAGGAAAGTTACAGCAAGGAATTTGCCAGATTTCTAATTCGCCATTCCAATTGACATAACCACCTTTAACTAATCCCTGTGCTTGCAAACGGCGATAAAACCGTTTTTTACTAAACTTTTTACGCTTCATGGCCATAAATCCTTATTAATGGTATTAGGCTTTTAAAGCCATAATGATCGAATCTAATTTCCAAAGCAGAATGGGGATTGAAATTAAAAGAACTGATAAGAAAACCTTTTTCAAAGTGAGTTCTCGGATCTGGTTAATTTGCTCAGGGGTTACGTTACTTACTTCATCCCATTTTATTGGAGGGGTAGAAACAGATGGTGGTGGAGGCGCAGGTTTTGGTCTAGGACTGCGACAAGGCTGGTAACCACTGCCATCATTTGAGCCATGTACTTTCCCGCACTTCCAGCACTTCTCGCTAGCGTTAGAATCAGTCAATTAAGATATCCTCATAATTAGGTAGTGCCGTGCAACGACAACGGATAGGCTGACCGGGATGTCCCCCATCTGGCGGTGAATCCCATCTAAATGTCTTGCCCTGTTTATGCTGGTGATCTGGGCGCACTCGCTCGTCTTTCGCCGTTTGCCATGTGTATGTCTCAACACCCATCGAAAGCTGTCGAGCTTGGTTAATTTGGCCGTTAATCTTGCCCATCTGATCACTAGCAATAAGACGTGCACGATAATCAGTAGATAACCCTAATTGCTTAATAGCTTTGGCCAACTCTTCATTGGTTTGTCCAGTCTGCAAAGCATTAGTAATTAATACTTCAAGCTTATCGGCATATTGCTGTGGAATGGACTTAATCAAACTGACATTAGCCGTAATGTTTAGATCTACCTCATCCTGAATATCAGCAGCTCGATAGAACGGCGTAAGATCCACACCAATAATTGTTTTGGTGTGCTCTGCAATTTGCTTGTCCACTTCCTTTTGGGTGTCAGTCACGACCTTTGTAGCTAAAGGTCGCGAAACCTCAACAACATACTTTGTGAGCTTTTCCCTAAACGCCGTCATCATGTCAGAAAACCAAGCATCACCGATATTCTGGCCGACTGTAGGGATAACTAATTCCTTTGTTTGTTCCTGACAGTATTTAGAAATAGCCAGTAATTGCCGTGTGTAATATAGCTCTACACGGCGATTTACGTGCACGGCCCTCGGCTTAGAAGCTTTACGACCCTTTTTTCGTTTCTTAGCCTGCTGGAGGTGGGGTTTCAGAATCTGAATTATCGTCGTCATTACGCTTCACCATTATTTCAAGCTCTTTGATATGTTCTTCATCAATCACTGAATAAACACCGTCAATAACAAGCTGTTTTGCTATCTGTGGCTCTGTAATAATGCCCATCTCTAAATATTTAGCATCCCGTTCAGCGTTAGCTTTCTCAACTTCAGAACGGACTTTTGCGTCTAATTGCCAGAGTGGATTGAATACAACGTCTAAGCTTGGAATCTGACGTCCAAATGTAGTTTGAACAATTACCCTTAAAAGCTTCATCACGAATGGCTTTAAGGTCCATGTTTGCTTAGTTGCGATACTGTCGTAATAGTTGCGTGTGTCATGCTCACCTGTTGCATTCATCCCCGCTGGTGATTGGCCAAATAAAATTGTATATGGCATATCAGCAGCACCAGCAGCTTGAATTGAAAATTCACGCATAAGGTCAGGTAAACCACCAAAGCTATAAGATTTAGAATCGTATTCTTCGTCTTTATCCAAGACGAGCATACCGTTTATACCCTTAAGCAATCCGACACTGAGAAAACGTTCAACTACGGATTTCATGTCCTCTTTGATCTTATCGACCAAGTTGGGCGTCCTAATCACATCAATTTTTGATTCATGGACTAAGCTTGCAGTGGCTTTCTTAACAGCAGCATGATCGAGCAGATCTTCATAAACTTCCTGTAAAACACTGACTGGCTCTTCATTGACCACATCAGCATGACCAAATTTAATCAAGCGAGTGTGGTGGATCCGTTGGTTAGATTTTCCATCGAGCTTAAGCTTGTAAAATTCAGGTTGCTTAAGAAGCCCGCCAGCTTCATTTGGAGGCAAGTACTTTGACGTATCGGCTTCAATCTGCTTTTTCTTGAGTACCGTAAAAAACTCTAAACGGCCAACACCTAACTTGTTTAAATCAAATGGTTGATCTAAGTTACCGCCGTCCACAGTACCTAGAAGCACATAGCAAACGCCATACAAGCGAGAAAGGACTAAACTTGATAAGAGCACCCCATCTAAGTTAAAAGCCTTACACGCCTCTTTAAGCTTCAATAAATCGCTATCCTGAATCCCTTCATAGAACCAACCAGCTCGGAGCATATCACTTGCTGGACGGTTGACGATTCGTTTAGCTAACCAGTGTTGATACACGGCTTCTAATTGCTCATCAGGAATTACCTTCTTAACGAAAGAACCGTGTGATGCCTTGTCACGTTCGGTACCAATATTTGAGACAAAGTTTGTGTACGCCCCTGCATCGCCAATTGCATCGGGCTTTTTAGTTTCAGCCATAATTTCCTCTAATCAAATACAGTTGGCTTTTTGGCTAATGAATCATTAATTGCATCAATGGTCGGGTCCCACTGGTCGTCATGATCATGTGACCAATCAGCAGTAAGGCCTTCAATCTCTTCAATGTAGTTCAATAGCCACGGTGCATTAGCTGGTAACCAAACGCGCTGATCTTCAACATAAAGAATGACGTCCATTGTCCGTGACAATTTGTCCTCATCCCGCTGAATTGCCCTAATAGGTAAGGTAGTTTCCCTAGAAATAGATTGAATTAATCCGGTACCACTCGCCTTATCTTCTACGGCCATATAACGAAGTTTGCCGATTTTGGTGTTGCTATCCTTATGCTTATTGATAAAGGCTTTAGCCTCCTTCAATAGCTCAGGTGCTTCCCATTTCCCGCGTTTCACATCAATGATGTAAAGGTTATTGTCATAGCCCAGACCAGCACATAAGAACACCGAGAAGTCATTATGCTTTTTGACCTTCTGAGCAGTATCGGCCCATACAGCCCGCCACTTAAGAACAGGTAGCTCTAGATAACGTGGGAACCATTCAGCCTTAACCAGATCACCACCCAGCTTTTTAGGGTTTTGCATGTATTGGCTTGCAAATGTGTAGCGTGACACTGTGGCGCCGTCTTTATCTTCCCCGCCTTTCTCCAGCTGCAGCAATGAAAGTAAAGATTCTTTTAACGGCCAGTAGCTTTGACGGCCTTTGGCATCACGCTCAACATTACGTGGAATTTTGCGCTGTATTTTTTCTGGTAACTTACTGATGTACTCATCATCGATAAGCGCGGGAATACTGATCTGTTCCCAGTCACCAGGTACATTGCCAGTCAACACAAAGTTAGTCGGATCTTCAACGTGCAAACGTTGCATGATCAGAATAATTGGCGTGTCAGATTTAGCTTTACGAGAGTTGACCGTGTTTAGAATTTTACGGTTAGCTTTACGTCTAGCGGTCTGGCTAAATGCATCCTCAGGCTTTAATGGGTCATCAAGAATAATGGCACCGGTAAAGCCCTCATTAGCTAATGTACCAGCACGGCGACCCGTGACCTGCCCACCCATCGAAGCAGAATAAACATGACCTGCGTCATATCCATCGACTGTGGTTTTCCAACTAGACTTAGCGTCCGTACTGGTAGAGATCTTTACTGGCCATAAACTCTGAAAGTCTTCTGACTTAACAATATTTCTAGCTGTTGCAGATACGTCCTCTACAAGTGATTGTGAGAAAGATAAATACAAGAACCGGGAACGAGCATTACGAGCTATACCACGGGCAATAAGATTAGTGAGTAATTCTGTCTTACCACTGCCCGGTGGAACGTTAATAACTAAGTTCTTAACCTTGCCCGCAATTACTTCGTCTATCTTGTCGGCAATATATTCATGATGCCAATTGACCGAAAACTTAAAGCCCATGCGAGGTAAGAAAAAACGCCGTGTAAAGAATAAATGTTCTTTCTCACAAAGCTCTCGCTCTAACTGCATTTCGAGCAGCTTAGTATTTACCTTGGAGTTCATCTAACACCTGCTTTATCTGTTCAGGCGTTGCGACAACTTGAGTAACATGTTGAGGTTGCAATGGTTGCCCATCTGCGCCCGTTAATTGGGTTTTACTTGTATTAGTAAATTGACCACCTACTTCTTTGGCAATTTGTTCTAACAGTCCTCTAACAGCCCTAACATTTCGAGAATTTTTGTAGACTAAATCATTCAATATTTTTAGGCGTACAGATAAATTTGCTGTTGGGATATGCTCAGGCTTATCTAAGAAATCCTTTCTCGCCAGATCAAACTCTGCTCTTAGTTCAGCACTAAGATCTTTACCAGCTCTTTTAGTAGGGTCATACGTCTCGACCTGTTGACGTGTCACATCAATGTTAAATTCTTCCTTGACGAGCGATACTGTTTCTTGAGGTGTATTAAATACAGCAAGTGACCGTACAATAAAGAGTTTTTGCTTTTTATTTAAAGATGCCATTTCTCTCTATCCGTCAAGGTACGTCAAGGAAGATAGGCAAAAAAAAGAGCCTCATGGCTCAATTGATTACGCAGTTTCCACAACATTTCGAAATATCTAAATCAGAAACAAACGGCGGGTTTTTAGCAACTTCAATAAGCCTCTTAACACTGTCATTTGCTCCCCAGCGTTTTACAACACCGATAAACTCTTCCACATCGTGACCGGCTAAATAGTGCTTTGGTAAGCCAGTATGATCACTGTAAATAATTTCACCGTCCGAGTCTCGTTCTACACCGATGTGATAAAGCTCATGTTCAAGCAAAGCACAGAACTCGCTATCGTTTGCCTTTTCACAAAAGCTTGCATCGATTGTGATTAAGTAAACTGGAACGAATCCGAACCAGTCGCGCATTTGCTGCTCTTGTCGAGCTTTCTTCCAGCCGCCTTGTTGAAACATAACCTTTTCACATTGGCCGAGCACCATACGCTTAGCTCTGGTATAAGCAGAAGAAGCCCATGCGAAAGCCAAGAAACCCTCATTATCATGAAGCATCTCAGCGATATGGTCGTGATCTGGATTATGTAAAGGTCCACCCAGCGTAAGAAAATTAGCAACTACCCATAGTTTTAAATCAGGTGCAGGTATTAAACGGAGTGCTTCCTCTTCTTCGGCCTGATCCATAAAATCAGTTGGAGGAAATGGTCTGATCTGATCCATTAAATATTTGCCTCTTTAAATTTTTAAGCCATTGGCTTGCGAAATGAGCTTGGATCTGTAATGGACCAGATTCATTAATCTTAAATCTTGGTGCTGCCTCTAACCGAACAACGGTATATCCCATTGATTCAGCAACATCGTAACGGTCCATACTCCACGCTTTTGTTGCCAGCTTGCCCTTTCGTCCACCAGACCAAGGTCCACCAGCAATTTCAACTAAAATACGATGTTCAATTAAATGAAAATCAAACCGCCAGTGCTTTGTAGACTTAAACTGGAATTTCTTTTCATACTTAATTCCCAGATTATCTAAAGCTTGTGTAAATTCTTCTTCAGCTTCTAAGTACTTTTGAGTAGCTTTAGGCAGCGGTCTACTTTTGGGTTTAGTTTTGGGCTCTTTTTTTCTTGTAAGCCAAAAGTATTCTTTATCATTCATATTTCGCCCATTAAAAAAACCACCCAAAGGTGGTTATAAAAATTTGGAACTTTTAAATAATATCTTTTTTTTCGCCATTCTCTGATGAATACTTAGAAGAAAGAAAATTCATGAGTTCAAATATTCTTTTCTTTTCAGATAATAACGTAATTAAATTACCATCTCTGAAATTACTATCTACCTCGTAGTCCGCATTATTTCTTAAAGTATTTAGAACCTTTAGTTTCAAGCTAATCATTTGAAATGATTGATCACTAAAACTTTCATACAGTAATTCGAAACAAGTTCTTAACTGTTGATGAGTTCCTCCACCACAGACTTTTAATATTGCGGGAAAATACTTATTAAGCCAAATTCTAACATTATGAAAAACATCATAATAATGCTTACTTACACTAGTACGTATTAAGCATTCTTTCGAAACACCTTCAATTGTTAACTCAGGTAATTTTGTTGCTAATATGTTCAACTCATCAATATTCACTTAAGCAACACCCTCAATAACATCTTCAACTGAAAAAAATACAGTTATTAAGTCTTCTGGCGAACTAGAACTTACATTAAACTCTTTATTAAGATCAAAAATTAGTAATTGCAATTCATCATTTATTTTTGATAACAAGTCATTCCCATATAATTGATTCGGGTATGCAGGTAAAATAAATGAAATGCTCATTTCGTTTCTATGTAAATTAAGAATTTTTTCATTAAGAATTTTAGTGGGAGTCGTATAATACTTATTGAAAACATAATCTGGAAGTCTTCTTAACTTTCGATAATATTCTACAGAGATATGATTTTTATGTAAAAAGTTTAAAATCATTTTCGCATCAAATATTTCAATTTTAAGTATTTCATTGACCAAACCAGCTACTTTTTGATTTTGTAAAATTAAATCTAATTCACTTAAATATAAATAAGTAGTAAAACTTAGTATTATATTTCTTAAAACCTCATCTGCTAAATTTTTTTTCTCAATTAAATCCAAATAAATAGAAATACCAATTGATTGATCACCATAACGAAACTCTGCATTAGCATAATGAATTGATTCAATCAAACCATGACCAGAAAAAATATAAGCTTTTTTAAATGCTTCTAGCGAAAGCGGAAGATTATTTTCATAAGCATATAAAATGCCTAATCCAGTATTCGCCTGAACTGGATCTATGGCTTCTAAATTCTGCATAGCCTTTTTTTGAATCGCTTTATTTTTACCAAGCTCACTAAAACTGTTCAAATTTTTTAAGGCTGGAGATCCAAATAAGTTAACTATTTCATTAACTTTTTTAACTGGCATTATAGACATAAAGACAAATACATCCTTATTTTTAAACTAATTATACTTACTGGGTTTGTATCTTCAATATATTTTTTTAAATACAAAATATGTTTGATTGAGTTTTAATAGCTATCTTAGCTTTTACATATATCAAAATATCTTTGAATTTTTTCAAATTAAAAAACCAAAGCCCCGCCAATAATCGATATTTAGCGGGGCTTCTTGCGCCGTAATACGTCCGGCAAACGATAAACTAGTTTTTAGGTGCTCTAAGGATGTTTAGAACTTTCTCAGACATGTCATGTAAGTCAGATCCGATTGGTAACCAGAAATGGAAAACCGTATTGTCGCGGTTAAAAATCTGTTTGTAATATTCTGTTGTGAAACTTGGGTCGATATCAGAAGCTTTTAATAATCGCCCTTCTTTTTCAATCTTTTGCCCGTCAAGTTCACCACCAACACAGATATTCATTTTATTTACCAGTTTTTAATCAGACTGGACTATAACACAATAAAAAAAAGCCCTTAACTGGACTTTAAAAAAACCTCATTAAGAATTTTTTGTCAGCTTCCTTAGTCAAATTTTATTATGACCATGCCTACAACCATAACAAGCAAAGTAAGCACAAATGCTAATGCTGGTGTAAATGATGCAGCAAGTACACCAAATAACACAGCAAAACCACAGAGATAGCCCGCTGAGCTTGTTTTTTCAAGTTGTTCCATACAGAACTCCCCTATTAACAATGCCACGACCCCTGAAGCTGTTGATCATAGTGTGGCGCCCAGTCGTTGCTGCCTAATTGCCTCAATCGTAAAATGATTGCTTCACTGGCATCCTGTTCACTAGGAGGTCGGCAGCAACCCCAACAGGACTCGGAAAAGCCCACTTATTAAGTGGGCTTTAATTTGTAAAATTCTTACTGGCGATTACTTTACATTTCGCCCATTTTAGAAATCTTTATACTCAAGTGTATACCCAACTGTCAAGCACAAGTTTCTTGAGTATCAGGAAGTTCAAAACGGAATGATCGAGAAATACGCGTTCTAATTTCATTTTCCCATTCAGCAACGATTGATTCTCCAAACAGCTCAAATTTCTGATAACTCTTTATATAAGCTGTTTTGGTTGCATCAATGCCAGCAATATTCATTTTCTCTTTCAACGTATATGGTCGTTTTCCAGTTCCATTACACTTCCCACAAAACATGGCCCCATTTGGAAAGCCATTTAAACCAAATGTCTCAATTTTACCCAACCCTTGGCAGACTCCACACATAGCCTTAACAAAAACATGGCCACGCAAAATAATCTCAGCCATACCTTTTGCCAGATTAGTAAGATCACCTTGGGCATTAGTAGGGGTAAATTTTTTCTTTACCATTTCTTTATGAATCTCTACCGCTAATTTATTTCGCGCTCGGAAAAAATTACCTGATTTAATCTCACCACGAACAAACTCAACCTTACCCGGAATATCTTCAATACGGCGTTCGGTTTGAAAATTAAAGTCATACTTACTGTAAAAAGTTTCAGTCTGTTTTTGTGCTGGGGTAATTATTGCGATTCGCTCAAAATCAACCTTTTCAATCAAGACAGTGGCCCAAAGCTTTGCAGCTGGTGATAAAAGTGCTAATTCACCTAAAACAACATCTTTAGAAATTTTCTTACCTTCAGCTTTGCCTTGAGCAATAGCAAGGCGAAGTAACTCAATAAAATCAAACTTTTCAACTAGCATAATCGCCTTCCTACTTACCCTTTACCTTTAATAAAAAACAACTTGTTAAAACCTTTTTCACATCAAAATTTTGCATATCGCCCGAATACAAGCATTGCTGCATCCCGTGCATGTTCATTAGTTCTCTTTGCCCACCCTGTTAGTTTTGAAAAATACTTAGCATCAGTTTTGGTTTTGTTAGCTGCAGGGTGAATCATCTTGTATTTCAAGCCTTGTTCTTTGCACCAATCCTCCCAAATCTGAGCATCCCTCTTCACGGATCCGATCCCTTCACGAACTCCGGCACCACTGCGATCTTGTCGCGCATCTGCATTACCAAACCATGTACGCAAACGGGCATCCTCAATAAACAACATTAGATTTTCTTTGCCATGACCCTCTACCAGCTCTAAAACTTTGCTCATAGCCTGAGTAATTGTTAGAGATTCAACATCTTGTAGTTGGCCACCATTACCCTGGTCAAATGCCACTGCAAAGCCGGTATTTACTCCAGTATCAATTCCAATTAAAACTTTGCTCATTACACTTAACCCTTAAGTAACTGGTCCAATTGATTGGCAATGCCGTTATAAACACGTGATTTATCCAGATCTCCAAAAAGGCTGGAAGAATGAGCATCTTGTTTATACTTCTGAGCCAGTTTTTCAATTGACTCCCTTAGTTCAACCAGAGTGCTTTGCTTTTTACCGCTGAGTGGTTCAATTGAGCGTGATACGTGGTCAGCCATTTCTTTTTCCATCTGATCGAAGTAACTTTGACGTGCTAAATCTCTCGACTTGATTAGCTCTGGTGAAATAAGCTTTTCCATTTCACGGCGTTGCGCTTCAATCCATCTACTGTCCATTTTTTGCGCCCTCCGCATTAAACTTCTTCGCTTGGTCAAGTGCCTTTTCTAATTGAAGTAGCTCGTTGTAATCAGTATTAGATAGCCCACTCCGGTTATATCGGCCTCGTAATTTTTCGTAGCGAGCCTTTGCTGCGTCTATATCAAAAGTTTCTAATGGTTTATTCATGACTGGCCCTCTTTATAACTCTCAAAGAAAAACTTCACAGGCTCAGATTTGATTTCAATCAGCCCAAAACGTAGTAAATGACGAGCATGTGTGCTATCTCGTAACAACTGAACATCACGATAATGTGTGAGCATCCTCCGCCACCCTTCCAAGGGCATAGACGACTTGTTTGTATTGCAAGGAACACATGCAGGGTTCATGTTTTCTAAAGTGTCGTTTTGCGGTCTAGTCATTTCACCCGTAATTAACTTTCCACCGCCAACATGAATTAAATCTCGTTTAACAGCTTCGATATGATCTGCATGCCACTTTTCACCCAGTAATTCCCCGCAGTAGGCACAATGGCCACCAAACTTTTGTTTTAGCTCAGCACGTTGCTGTTTAGTTAGTTTCATTGGTGAATTCCTTTCTTAATATGTTCTTTACGCGCCAACCACCACAAAACCACCGCACCGCTAATAGCTGCTGTAAAAAATGAAATGAGTAAACCCCACGCTAAAATCTCGAATTTATTCATACATTCGCCCCATCAATTAGCTGAAGAATATTTCTAGGGATTGGCATACCCTCCCGACGGCACATCTCTGCGTATTCGTGTGGATTATCGAAAGGATCAGGGCCCAACTCTTTTATAAGCTCAGGCTCTTTTTCCTTAGCCTTAAGCTTTTGTACTGGTACAGGTTTACGACCATTGATTTTTAAACGTTCCATCAATGATTGGAGATGCTTTTGCGCTTCGTCATTGCTCACAGGAACGTGTTTAGGTTCTTTATGCTCTAGTTGTAGCGGTGGAGTGTAAAACTCTTGCTGACGGCCTTTTAACTGAGCTTTAGCCACCATCACGTTGTATGTCCCGAAGAAATTATCTTGAGCTGCTCGCATTTGGCCGGCTTCGATCAAATACATAACCTCGTCTAAGGCGTACTTAGTGATTTGGGTAATAACCACGGAACGGTCAGTTGTAAACTTACATGCGCGAGACCAAGCTTCTTCTGGAGACATCCAACTTTCACCGATACACCAGGTGCGAAACTCGGCAAATGACGGCATAAAGCGTCCACCTGCTGTAAGTAATCGAGCAAGTGCGTTGTTAAATTGGTTTTGTTGAACGCCAACCAGTGTTTTAAGTGCGATTTGCTCAACCACTGACAGAGGAATTGCACTTTCGCCTGTTGCTGGAAATTGCTTATTGAACTGAGCAGCGTAAACAGTGCGAAGAGAAGCGATTAATTGACGCACTTCGTTCAAGGTAATCTCATGCATGACCTACCTCCTCAATCATTGGAAACTTTTTTGCTGGGGTTACATCCACGATTTGAGATTCGCTCTGTTCTTCAAAAAGATTAGCGAAGTAACCCGACTCTTCTGGTTTTTGACCGGTTGAAGTGATTTGCTCTTGTTTCTTGCGGTTTGCAGCAACTTGTTTCTCGTTGTTTTGAACCCAAGAGAACCACTTAACCAACCAGATGCTTGGTGTATTCAACGAACTTGATTCGTTTGCAAAGTACCAGTCACCGAAATTTTGAATCATGGTTCTCAAGTCGATTTCAGGTACAGAAACAAATCTTTGTTGAGCAAGTGAGATGAAATCGTATTGAAACTCGCTGTATTCAGAAATGAATTCACGCATTGAATAACGCTTGTGATCATCGATCTGATACTGAGCAAATTGAATTGGAGTTAATTGCGAATTTTCTTCACGCGCATTACTACTACTATCTATATATTGGTTATCGGTTAACGGTTTATGGTTAAGGTTTTTTTGGCTTTCACTTTCAGAACCCAAAATTAACCCACTGGGTTTTTGTGGGTTTTCAGAATTAACCGAGTCGCCTTCACTTTGGTTTTCTTTTGGTTTTTCCTTACGTGGACGCCCACCTTTCTTACCATTTTCACGATTTTTATCCCCTACTTTTTGATAAGCGGCGATTTCTGAATCACAACGTTTGTTGTGAAACCCGTCTTCCTCTTCCACAAAAAACTCTTGCAGCACAATTAATACTGCATCCCTTTCTTCTTGGGTATTTGCACGTAACCGACGAAAAACCGACTGGGTTTCTTTGGGTAATGGTTTTTCATTCAAATAATAGAAATCGAGAGCACGGCGATAAAAGCACTCTTCAACTGGGCTAAGGTGCGCTGTAGCAACCATAAAGTCGCTGATATGGTGGAGATATTTATACATCAGTGACTGCTCCTAATTTTACAAGACCGCGCATTTCCAACTGACGAATAATTCTTGGAGGAATAAATTCGTTGTTGATTTTGTAGCGAGTACGAGACTTTTCTTTCACCTGAATTAGTTTTTGCCCATCCTCCATGAGACGGCGAACTGCTATAGCCTGCCCCCCCCATATGGGTTAATTCTTCAAGTTGATAAAATCTTTCCTGAGCCTCAATTGCGGCATTCATGACTGAAAGTGGCATGGCTGCTAATTCTTTAGCCGTATAGATCTTTACTGGTTGCTCCAGTGGAATTACCACCTCTAGCGGTGTGGTGGAAACGGAAATATCCTGTTTTCTTCTTGCTGCATATCTCACTTTTCACCATCCTTTGGCTTAACATAGCCTCCAAAAGAATCAACCAAACACGCCTTGGTTAAGCTGGTTACAATCTGCTGTGCTAACCATTGCGTTATGCGAAATTGACGAGCCATAGCCTCTGAAAATTCAATCTTTGTTACCGCTGCATTATTTTCGTCATAACCTTTGTTACGTAAATTTTGCTTTTTCACCTCAAATAGGTGCCCAAGTACTCGCAATGCAGGCTCATAGAAAGATTGGATTTCACTTTGCTGGCGAGAATCTTTGATTTGCTGTGTAAAGCTGTTCATGACACCTCCGCTAATGCTTGCTCAGCGCTTGTTAGTCGGCGTTTGGCATTAAGTTCTGCAACTGTTGCTGTGCGGATTTCTTTTGACGAAACTAAAATCAAATGATTCTCTGATTTGATGGTCCATAAACTAGTCAAGTTTTTGTTTTTAACTTCAAACAAATCATTTGATTTAAAAGTGCGGCACTCTTCAGTAAGTACAACAACGTCACCAGATAGAAATTCTGGTAAGTTGTAATTAGCCGATTGATTTGCTAAATTGTTTTGCATATTCGATTCCTCTAGCAAGTAATTGAATTAACTAGCCTGATGGACCAGATCAGGCTTTTTCTTTCTTTACCTTAGAAATATAAGTTGCAGCTTCCGACTTAAGCGCCTCTCGAAGTTGGCGAATGTGGTTTTCCATTTCTTCTAAGATTTCTTCTGTATCTGCTAATTCCGCAGGTGTAACAACTCCATCCTCTAAAACTTTGTGGACCTGTTGATTGGTTTGGCCATTGTTAATATTTATATGTAGCAAGGTTTCAACAATGCTGACTTCATGGCCTTTCTCATCCACTTGATTAGCTGGCACTAGAACATAACCAAGCATGTGTGCCCATGCCTTAACTAAAGCTGGGTTGCGTGTAAACTGAATCATTGCCTCAAGCTTCTTAATACTTGGTAAATGGCTTTCCATATTTGGGTTTGCGTAATTAAGTACGCTCTTGTAAGAGTCACCAAGTACGTTTGCAATTTCTTGCGGCGTAACTCCTTGTGACTGGTGAATCATCTTGTAAATTGCTGTTTTAGCCTCTGGGCTTAAGTTGATTTCACTCATATGTGAATCCCTCTTTAAATTTCACGTATACGCACGTTTGCTAATTTGTGAGAATTAGCTCACGGATTGGTTTTGCTTCTTAAGGTTCTTGCGAACATATTCCCAGTTAATATCTGGTCGTAATTGTTCTGCCTTAACTTGACCCTGAGTAATTTCCTCAATTTTCAAACAGCGATCTTCTGGAATTTTCTCAGGATTCCATTTGCTAGCAGCCCAAGGTGTAACCCCTATTTTTCGAGCTAAAGCTGAGATGCTCCCTGCAAAAGTCACAGCGTTATTAAATGCTTCATGTGGAGTAGTCATAAATGACACCAAAAAACCTACTTAAAGTAGAAAGAAATATACTACCAAAAATAGAATTGGTGCAACTAAAAATTGATAGTAAAATTCTACCCACAGTAGAAAAGAAGCCTATTTTGATGGATGACGCTAAATACAAAGACTTTGCGGACCGACTCAACGCATTGATGAAGGCAAAAGACTCTCCAATTAAAACTATCAATGAGTTAAAAAATGCTATTGGTGTTTCTTATGAGATGGCTCGTAGATATACACTCGGTTCTGCTAAACCAAGAATTGAAAAGCTACAAACATTGGCTGATATTTTTGGAGTGGAAATTAGTTACTTAGACCATGGCACTAAGTTAGACAATAATATTGATTTATCAGATAAAGTTGGTTTCGAAGGACGCAGGGTTCCAGTAATCTCTTGGGTTGCGGCTGGTTCATTTACACCGATTGAGACAGTTTTGAAAGATACGGAAATTGAAGAATATTTACCGCCAAATAAAAGATGCGGGAAAAATGGATATGCTTTAAAAGTAGTAGGATATTCTATGGCTCCAACCTTTCTACCGGGTGATAGAATATATGTGAATCCAGACATTCAAACATTTGATCTTAAAACAGATGATCTTGTAATTGTAGCTTGCGCTGGCGATTCAGAGGCGACTTTTAAAAAGCTTATCATTGAGGGCGAAGGAACAAGTAAATTCTTGGAACCATTGAACCCAGACTGGCCTGATAAAATTATTAAACTTTCCGAAGATTGCCGCCTTGTTGGAAAAGTGGTTGGCTTGTACCGAGATATTTATTGAATTTCAGCTTATTTTCTTTGAAACCAATTATTAATTTTTTACTTTAAACCCACTTTTTGTGGGTTTTTTATTATTTAAAACTAATAATATACAACTTTAAGTAGGAAATAATCCCTACTATGTATTGACTTAATTTCTACTTAAAGTAGTATTTATCTCGTAGACAACAAAAAAGCACACCGACCGCTAAATCTGATGTGCTTTGCAAACTGCGAGATCAATTATGAACGTAAAAGTTAACTCATTCAACTCATTCAACTCATTTGCATTTGCATTTGTCAGCATGGCTGCTCTTGCAATCTCTGGTGGTTCTTTAGTTGCTTGCCAGCTACAACCAGCTTTCCAAACAAAAGAAGCTCCTACTCTATTTACTCCAAAAACGCAGCCAAGTACTTACGGTGTGTTAACCGCGAAAATCACAGGTAAACATACAGGTGTTGCCGTCATCAAATTAGATAGCTTCCGTTTAAACGTTAGCTTTGATTTTGAAGCTCATTTAGACAGTTACGGCGTTCCGGGTTCTGAATTTACCGCTGTTGATATTACTCAACTCACAGTAAATGAAATCACTGATATTAACGGTAAGTCATATAACGATTTCACCGAATTTGAAGACATCCGAAACATCAATGGCCTTCTAAAAGGCTTCATCGAACGTAACAAGTTGGTGGAGGCTTAAAGATGACTAATTTCAAAAAACACCCTGACGGCTATATGTCATTTTTAGGCCGTGATGATAAGGGCCTCTACTCTGTCCGCATTGGCTGGCAAGTGTACGCATCTAATGCTAATGGCTCAGTTCTTTACAAGGTGAAGGACTCAGTTAAGACACCTTTGGACGTTGAAAAGTTCCAAACTGACTATCCAAAAGTTTGGAATGAACTTACACAAGAAATCGACTTCCAACGCAGAAAGCAGCTCGCAATAAAGCTACGTGAAACAAATATCCCTACTTATGACCGCAAAGCATATAAGCAAAAACGCGGCTTCACCGGCTCTAGATGAGGATAAGAAAAATGACAACTGAAAACTCAAAAGACAACTTACATATCTGGAATGCAGTTAAGCAAACGCCTACCAATTTTCTTAAAAAAATTGAGTTTGGTTATTTAAAAGGTAAATCAGATATTAACCCTCAATGGCGATTAATGGCTATGACTCAGACCTTTGGTCCTGTTGGTCATGGCTGGACTTATAGACATGTACGTTTATGGTCTGAAACTGCTCCAGATGGAACCATTATGGCTTTTGCTGAAGTAGCAGTAAAAACCAAGATTGATGGTGTTTGGGGTGAGGAATTTTTCGGCAACGGCGGTTCAGCAATTGTTGAAGTTCAAAAGGGCAAATTAGTAGCGATTGATGAAGGTTATAAAAAGGCCGTTACTGATGCTCTTGGTGTAGCGTTTAAAGCTATTGGTGTGGCAGCTGATGTTTACCTCGGTAACTTTGATGGAAGTAAATATCTATATAACTATGACTATGCATATCTAGAGCAAAATGCCTCAACCCCAGCAGGTCAAAATTCAAACCAGAATAACCAGACAACTGCTCAGAGTGGTAACCAGAAGCCACCTCGTACTCAGGATCAACTATATCAAGATGCTTTAAAAGCAATTAAAGATGCTCCAGACACTAACATTTTAAATGCTGCCATTAAAAAGTTTAAAGGTACTACGTATGAGGCAGGTATCAATAGAGCATGCCAAGCACGTGCCGATCAGATGGGTTGGGCGCCTAAAAACAATCCTCAGCAAGTTCAACAACAACAGTCGTTACATCACTAAAAGGAGAGCTATTTATGTCTAACTTACTAACTGCAGCTGAAGCATTTGCAGCTCTTCAAAACGGTAAAACTGTTCTATGTCGTCCAGCCGGAGACATGTTGGACTTTGCCGATTTAGATCAATTCCCCGCTTCTGTTTTTGGCAAACCGGGTTTTGAATTCTGCATCAAAATCGAAACTATTGAACTGGCTGGCATTACATTCACAAAGCCATTAACTATTGATGAGTATAAAGCGGGTCAGGATGTTTTTGTTATCAATACATATCTCCCTTCAATTTATATCATAGGATTTGAAACTGCTGCACTCATTGAAGCTATTAAAAGAGGATTTGTTCAACGTGATGCAGAAAATGCCAAGCTTCAATTAAAAGCATTTTCAAAAGCACTCGGTTTTGAAATTAATAATGATCTTAGCGTTGTTCGCCTTGGTGAAGAGCCCAAAAAACAGCGAGGCAAAAAATCAAAAGCAGAAAAGCCTAGCGACGTTATTTCTGCAGAAACTCAACCAACAATTGTTATTACCGAACAAACAAATGTCACCACATCTGAGGATCTGTTAGTTCCAGAAACTAACGAGCCTAAAGTAGATCCTGAGTATCTGAAAGCATTAGATGCTCTTCTTCAGCGTGTAAAAGAATCAAAAACACCTGAAGAGGTAAATGCTGTTTATCGATATACCCGTACGTGGAATGACAAACAAATGGAACCTCTCCTCGTTGCCACTCACAAACGACTTGAAGAGCTAGAAAAAGAAAAGGCATCTGCGAATGAGCCACCCTCTTTAATGGTTCAGATCCAGAACGCACCAGACCTCACAACATTGGATGCGCTGGAAATAGATGTGGCTGCACGAGATCCGCAGATTCAACCGAAGCTAATGGGGTATGTGAGAAAACGCCGCTATGAATTAGAGAATCCTACACCTACCCAACCTGAAGCTGATCCTGATTATCTATTAGTGGACGGTTTCTAATATGAAAGATCAGTACAAGAAAGTGAGCCAAAAACACATGCTTGGTTTTATGTACTACTTGCAATTGCTGGGCTATGTAATAGTCCGGCAAGGCATGGATCAAGCGATGTTTCTAACCAAACATTATGCGGTACCAGTCGTTTGGCGCCGCATAACGATTGACTATCACAACCGTTTAAATAAACCGGCACAACAACTTTATAAAGAGTTTGTTGAGTGGACTAAAGAAGAATATTTGAGGGCTTAGGTAATGATTGATGTAAATAAAAAAAGAGAAGCTTTTGAAAGATTTCATGCCAAAGAATGTAATTGCAGTTATGAAAGTTTAAAACGTCAACTAGATAGACAAGAGGCACTAACAGGACACAGATATTTACCAACTAGTCCTCGTCATGAAGCTTGGTTGATTTGGGATGCCGCATGGAATGACGCCAGTGCTCAGGTGTTGCCAACTTGGATCAGCATGGATGATGAATGGCCGCCTACTGACATAATGGTACTTATTTGTTGGGCTGATGCACCTGATGTTACCCCCGATCAAGACTATATGACTATTGATGAAGATTTAAATAGTGTATGGGCAAATTATCATAATGATGCGCCTTCACACTGGATGCATTTTCATAGTGTGCCAAACGTATCTGGAGCTGCTAATGAGTAAGGTTATTGGTGAAGTTAATTTGAATCCTAGCCGTATTGAAGGTACTCCGGATCAGGTGGCTCTTCATATTTTTGAAGAAATCATTTGTCCAAGTACTGAGGAGCTTCTCAAAAACAATCCGGAAGCTGCAAAAGTTTTTGCATATCACATTTTTGGTTTAGCACTGTCTCAACTAGCAGAGTTTCATTCAACCAAAAGTCTAGATAAAGCTGTAACCGTTACTCTTCACAACCTTTTGCGTCAATTGAAGAAAGAACGTAATGAGTTGAGGAACTAAAGGATGAGTGGATTAAAAGTTAAAACATGTAATTTTTGTGATGACGGGAACGGTGAATGCATTTTCCCCTATTACGGCCTTGCCCCTCATATTCATACGAAGCCAATTGGCGGTACTGAATTTATAGATGTTTCATTACCTGAAAACTTTAGTCCTGATGGGGATGGTTTAGGCATATATACACACTGTCTGAATTGTGGGGGTGATGGCACATATGAAGGCATCCAGTTAGAAGTTAAAGCGGAAAGTAAGGAGGGTTAAATGGGACAAATAGTTAAAATAGAGGCTAGTATTCTAGAAAAGATTGTTGCTGTAGCTGAACGTATTGCTCAGTCAAAAGAAGAACGCCGAGTTGGTCGTGAAGAATTTGCACACATGCTCAATATCGAACCTGAAACTCTAGACGCTCGGATTCGTGAAGGCAGATACCAAAGGCCATACAAGGATGGGCGAAAAAGTTTTTGGTTATTGTCCTACGTGCAATCTGTCGTTACAGACACAAAAGAATCTGGTAAAGTAGCCACCTATTGA